GGGATTCCATCTACATAAAGAATAAATCTATTCTTTTGTTTTGGCTCAAAAGCTGTGAAAAATATTTCGTTTGGGTCTAATACTGCCATTTTATTATTTTATTTATTTTATTATAAATATTCTGTTTTTTAATTCTTATGATGGAAATGTTGCTCCAGTTGGTAAAACATTGAAATCTAGAATTATGAATTCAGCTGTTTTAGTTGGCTGTAAGTAAATTTGTCCTACTAGCTCGTTTCTATCGATTACATCTGGTGTGTTATTTGTAGCATCCATTACAACTTTAAACGCGTATAAACCTTGTCTTTGTTGTACACTTTCTAAGTATGGGTTAACTTGTGCTAAGAAATTATTTCTTGTGCTTATTGTATTTTGTTCAAATACTAAGTTATCTGATACTTGTACAATGTATGATTTTAATGCTATTAATAATCTACGTACATTTACTCTATCTAAAGCACTTGCTCTTTTCTGTAATGTTTTCTGTCCAAATACTACAACTCCACTTCCTGGGAATGTTGCAATTGGGTTAACATTTGCTTCATATAGGTTATCTCTGTTACCTGATGTTAATTTTCTTTCTGCTTTAACTACGTTACCTAGCGCACCTCTAATTAGACCTGCTGGTGCGAACCATGGGTCTGAAGAAGCATCTGTAAATGCGTATACTCCCGGTATAAACACAGAAGCTGGCGACCAAACATACTGAGCGTTTGCGTCAATTGATTGTAGCCAAGGCCAATATGTTGCTGCATATGAACTATCAAATGCTGATGCTTGAGTTACTACAGTATTTACTGTACTGTTATAAGGTACTAAATCAACTACTGCAATACAGTCAGTTCTTGATTGAGCTAATGCTACCATCTGAGATACTACTGGTGAGTGATCTGATAATGAGTTAATTAGTCCTGGAGCTGTAATTACATTAAAGTTGTAAGCATCGGTATTTGACAATAAGTTTAATGATTGTGTATATTCTGCTGCAATTAATCCCTGAATGTTTGTATTCGTGATATTTTCGTTAAATTTCACAGGCCCCATTGCTATATTATTACCACTACCACCTTGGAACGAACCTGATCCTATAGCTGGAATGCTTGTAAAATATGCTGGTTTAGCTGCTCCATTATTATCAAAATAATTTGGTGTAGGTGAATTTACTGCGCTTACATAAACATAAGCACTATTGTTTGGATATTCACCATTTGATTTTACATAATAATCAACACCATCTTGTTCTACTGAGTAGTAAGTATTACCAATAACTTTTTCTACATAATTTGCAGCCAATGGATCCATTGATAAGTTATTGTATTGTTCTAATACTGCTTTTTGAGTAGCTGTGTCATTACCACGTCTAATAGCTAATGAAAATTGTCCAGATCCTGTATTAGCACCTGTAATTTCCCATCTTACATTATTTCTAGTACCATTTGTTAATGTACCATTTGCACTATCTGGTCCTGCTTGGTAATTATTCATTACAGCACCTTCTGATATTGTAGATAATTTAAATGCTACTTCACTTTCTAAATCTGAAGCTTTAAGAGTAATTACAAATGTTCCACTTCCTCCTCCTTGACTTCCTTGAACGGTTAATGCGTTACCAGCTACATAAGCTTGTCCTGCTGTAAAATTAACTGAAGTAACAACTCCATCTGCAGTTACTGTATATGTTCCTGCTGCTGAATTTCCTGCTCCACCAGTAACTGTACCTAAAGCATGTGTTCCTGCAACTTGACTTGCAAGAGTATTTGCTGAAATAGAAGCAGACATATTAATGTCAGTTCTCAGTACTCCTGCTGGGGTAGTAGCTATATTATCAATTGAAGATGAAGCTTCTGACCATCCTGCTGATCCACTAACTACTCTTACGACTAGTAATGATTCACCACCTTGTTGGAAGTAATTAGATGCTGCTGCTGAGTTTAGGTATGAGTATGATCGTGAGCCACTTTCAATTGACCCTCCGAATATAGCTTCGTATTGCGAGAATGAAGATACTGCCGTTGGAATTCCAACTGGACCTTGAACTGCTGGTCCAATTATTGCAGCACCAAATGAAATTGGTGGTGCTCCAATGAAGGATTGATCATTTTCTCTTGCTAATACACCTGGAGATATTAATGTTTCTGCCATTGTCTTATATTATATTTAATATTGTTTTATTATAAATATTAGAAAATATCTCAAAAATTTATTCTGCTGTGGTAAATTCTCCTTTTTCTAAGTCTATATTACCATCACCATACTTTTCTTGTAACTCCTTACCAAATTTAGCTTGGTCTTTTGTTAATTTTTGAAACTTTTCTAAAAGTTGTTCCTTTTGTCTCTCTAGGACATCAATTCTTAATTCAGTTGCTCCTGTCTGTACTACAATATCATTGTTTCTAGTTTGGAATTCTTCTAAAATTTGCAACTCACTTTCTGATAACTTTTTACTCGCCATAATTTTTGGTTTTTAATTTATTATAAATATGTTATTATTTGTTAAGATTAACTTCTACTTCTATGGTCTGTAGTAGGGTTTGAAGTTTGTATTCCTGCTCCTTCTACATCACTTACAGTTTCCATGTTAATTGTAACTTTTGCTTTTGAATTATATTTTTTAGTTGATGCTAAATCTTTTTGTATAGTATCAGGGATTAAATATCCACGTAATCTAATATTAAAAGTTCCAGTAACCAACCTATCTTTATTAATTGTTAATTCTGTGGCTGTAGAAAAACTATCTATAAATGATCTAAACATAAATCTTTCAGGATTGCCCCAATACGCATCTGATGCATACTCGCATGCTTCAATAATTTTATTTAGTTGTTCCATATAATAAGTTTGTATTAAACAACTATAGTCCATAGTAACATAATCTGGTTGTGCTACTACATGAAATGTGTCTACTGGTATTCTATTATTTAGAGCTGCAAAATTACCATAAAAGTTTTTAGCACTAAATTGTTTAGAAAATACCCCAGTTAAATTTGGTTGATTTGCATCTAATTTATTTGCAACTGTTCTATCTTTTGTTATTTTATCTCTTTTTAATACGATAATAGGTAACATAATTGCACCTTTTTTATCTCTATAATATCCATCACGTTGAAATGATTTCCATCTTTCAGGAGCACCATATATTATAGGTACTTCTCTTCTAGCTCCATTTTGATAAACAAAAGGTTTAATTTTATTTTCAAAATAATAAAATACTGCTTCATCAATATCTTTAACACCTACAGAAAATTGTTTAGTATCATCATCTCTAAAACTCATTTGATCCGATCTATTATGTTGGATACCAGTTTCTGAGTAATTTGGATTATTAGGGATAATATCATTATTAGGATTAGTTTGTATCCCTTGTTCTTCTCTACCCCTAAAAGCCGTATGTTTATTTGTGCTTAAGGTTAATTGTGATTTTGGTATGGGTTTTCTTGGTTTTGCCATTAGAATCTTTCTTGATATGGTGAAATAGCTACTTTATCAGCAGGTATATAATAAGTTGAAACTAGAATTGATATGTTATTACCAAATTCTTCTAATCCAGGATTAAGTGGATTAGGTTCTCCATCAGAATCATTATTAGGATATTCAGGATTTTTACCTCCCCAATATTGGTTTGCTACTGTACTTTGTACTCCATAATATCCTTCTTGATATAATATGATATCACCTACTCTAGGTACTATATCTTTTTCTACTAAATCATCTCTTAAAAAATAAAATTCAATAGGTTGGTTAAATTGGATACCTTCTACATTTTCACCATATTCTTCATTTGACCTATTAATTAAAACATTGAATAGAAAAGGACCATTATAATATTTTTCTTCAGCTGCTTCACCGTAAATATTAACTTTTGTTTCTTCTAATTGAAACTGATAGATAGCGGCTTGTTGAGTTATAATGTTACCCATTACTTCTCTATTTAAGTGCCTCATAAGGGACCAGTCCCTTTGTCTTGTAAACATTGCCATATTATGCTATATAAATTGTGTAAGGCACTTGTTGTAACTCAATCATCTTAGATTCAGCCTCAGATGCTCTTCTATTTAATAATGCTTGTCTTGATGTTTCATCAAGATATGTTCTTAATCTTTCTATTAATGCTGCTTTTTCTGTTGTTGCTGCTGATATTAAATCACCTTGATTTAAATTAACTTCAGCATTTGGTATTGGAATACTACTATATTTTCCTCTTACATACCCTAACATTTCTTTTGCTAAAGCTAGTGTGTATTCGAATATCCATTGTCTACCTACTGAATTAATAAATTCATATGTAGGATTTTCAAATGGTGCATTTGATACATTTGTAACTTTAGTTGGAGTTTGTTTAACTGAACTATTTATTCTTTCATCTCTTAAAATGTAATCAAACCATAAAGTTCCTCCACCACAAATAGCTGTTATGTCTTGTTCTCTTAAAGTAAATACTAAATCTCCAGATGCATTACTAATATCATTACTAGAACCATCTATAGTAGCTGCTGATATTGTAATTACATCACCAGCTGTGTATCCACTACCTGATGATTTTACTTTAAATTCATATGTAGTATTTGTTCCTTGACTTCCTATAATAACACCTTGTGCATCTTTACCTTCACCAGTTCCTCCAGTTATATCAATTAAAGATGAAGTTAAATCACTTGCAAATGTTATTGATGGTGGATTGGATGCTGATAAAGCATTATTTAATAGTAAAGATGAACCTGAATGGAATGTCCCATCAAAATTAGGTATAGGGAATATTCTTAATTTATCATCTTGTACTCTAAATGAATAGTTAGACATTCTAACCATTTCATTCATTTCTATTTGTTGTATTACTTGTAAATCATAATTTAATGGAGCCATTAAATATCCCATTCCTTGACCAAATCCTCCAAATCCAACAATACCTGCTGCTACAGCACCTCCAAATCCAAATCCATTATAAGGATCTAAATATCTTGCTGATGCTGGGAATTTTGGTTCATAATATACTTTTTTTACTTCTATACCATTTTCGTATTCAGACCCTGTTAATCCACTTCCTGTCATAAAAGTTTGGAAATCATAATCTTGAATACTAGAAGTTAATTGGAATGAGCCTGAGTAATACGGTACATTTCCTCCACTACCTGCTTCTTCACCATATTGTTCAGTTAATCTAACAATTGGTTCAAAACTTGGTGTTATTAATGCCTGGTTTAAAGATGACCCTGTTGTAATTCCTTCAAGTGATAATTGATTATCACGTATTTTATATGCATATAATTCATTTCCATATGTAGTTACTGCTTCTTCAAATGCCGTAAAAAATGAACTTGATTGTAGTTCAACATCTACTAAAGGATAACCTAACCTTGAAGCACAAAATTTTGTGACTTTTATAGCATCGATTTGAAATGTAGTATCGGTATTATAGAATCCAAATGGTACGGATTTTTCGTTCCAAATTGGACAACCATCATAAATTGGTACATTCATAGTTGAGTATTTTATTATAAATATTGAAAAAAAAAGCCCGAACGTGAGTTCGGGCTAATTCTTACTAACTAAGAGTTATCTCTGATTATAGAGTGTTTAATCCTGAGATGTTGATAGTACCATAAAATTCTGGTCTTACCATTTTCTTAGCATATCTAGTTAACAATCCTTTTCTTGGTGTGAAAGTATTTGGATCGTATACTAGTGGAGTCATGATTAACGGAATGTACGGAGCAAATACAGCACCACTTTCAAGGAACTGAGAACCTCTAAATCCTAATAAGATTTTGTTTTCAGTCATGTAAGGGTTTTTGTATACTTTGTAACGTCCATTAATTGAACCTACTTTTTGTACACCAAATGCGTAGCTAGCTTTAGCAGCATCGCCATCTGAATCAGCAGCAAATCCTGGAATACTTTCCAAAATTGTACCTACAGTTGGAGAACATACTAAGAAGTTAGCACCACCTCTAAGAGTTTTCTGGTGAATGATATTACTCAACTTTTGGATTTTAGTTCCTAAAGTTTGGAACCATTGTCCTTGTGAGTTATAGAATCCTAAGTCAGTAACAACAGCATTACCGTTAGCAGCTGTTGAAATTGCAGTATTGTTAACTGCTGACCAGTTTTCAGTTCCAGCTCCTGCTCCTTCGATCAACATAGAAAGAATTTCTAGGTCAATTTCTAATGAGATATACTCACTAAGGATAGAAGTTAATTCTGCTTCAGCATCTAATGCATGGTATGCATTTAAATCCTGTGCGAATTCTGGAGTCCAAACTGCTTTAAGTTTTCTAGTTTTAGCAACGATTGCAGATGATTTCATCTGAATGTTGATTTCTGGAATAACTTGTGGAGGACAGCATCCGCTGTTTCCGTTTGAACCTGAATCATTCCAAGTGTTTGGTACGCTGTTTCCAGCTTCAAAGTCACCTCTGTATTGATCAGTAGGTTGTACTTGGAATACAATTGATTGTGCAGTTGCAGCATTACCTGTAGCTCCAGCCCAATCAGCGGCTAGTGCAAGGAAATGTACATTAGTATCATCTACTGAAGTAAATGCTGATACTTGTTTACCTGCAGATCCTGTTTTAACTAGTAAAGAAGGAATTCTTGATGCAGCTGAACCTGAGTATAATTGGAATCCTTTAACACCTTCGAAATCAGCCATTCCTAAACCTGATTTAGCGAATGAGAATTTCTTATAGTCTCCGAATGATGCTGAGTAATCAGAATCATAGTTAAAGTCAGACCATTTAGCTGTTGCTACTGCAGCAACGTTTACTTGTGAAGAAGTATTTTGAATAGAATATCCAAATCTACCTGCTCCATAAAGACCACCTTCGTTAGTGTTTCCGAATGGTGCATTTCCACCTTCGTTACCGTATAATGAATCACCGGCAGCGAATGGAGTTTTGTCATTTCCGTATTGGAAATCTAGGTAAAATACTAGACCAGAAGGTAAGTTCATTGGCTGAACGCTAACAAATTCTTTTGCTGCGATTTGACCAAATACTTTTCTTACTAATGGTAAAGCAACTCCAGCCCATTGACCACCGATGTTAACAGCAGTTTGGCTTGAGAATGTACCTGAAGACGCAGTACCTCCTCCTGTTTGAGAAGATTCTACTACAAGTTGTTTAGCTTGGTTTTCTAAAATGATTCCCATGTTGTTTTTGTGGGCACCATTTAAACCTTCTAAAAGACCTGTTTTTTCCCATTTACCAGCTAATTTAGCTGCATCAGACTGTAGAGACTGATATGGGTTAGCGCTTTCTAAAAGAGTATTTAAGCTCATAATAAATAGTTTAAATTGTTAATAATAATTTTTAAATTAATCCCGCTAGCTTACGCATACGGTTGTAAACGTCATTTGACTCAATGATTGGTTGTTTTGTTGACGTCGCTTTTGGTTCTAAACCACTAGCTTTCGATGCAGATCCTAAGTTTCTTGATTCATTTACTGGAGATTTATCTAGTAAACCTTCTGATAATGTTTCAAAAATTGTTTTCGCTGCTTGTACATCCTTCGCTTTGTCAAACGCTTTTAATACCTTAACTTTTTTACTTTCAGTTAAGTTTTTTGCCTTGAAAATTTTGTTAGTGTAAAGTAACTTAGCATTTAAAAGGTTAACTTCATTCAATTCAACTTTAAGCGCTTGAATTTCATCCATTGCTTCTTTGAATCTCATTTTTTCAGTTTCTTTTTCGATTTTAGAGTCATCTTTGTCTCCATCCTCGTTTCCGACACCTTTTTCACCTTTTACACGAGATGCTTCATCGATCTCGTCTTTTGCTTCATCAACTTTTTCACTTTCATCCATTTCTTCTTTTTTGGCTTCGTCGATTTCTACATCTACGCTTAAGTCGTCTACAACATCAATGTCTTCAACGTCTTCAACTTCAACTTCGTCTTCTACGAATTCGTCACCTGGCTCAATTTCGCCGTCAGCGACCATGTCTTTAATGACATCCTCGATAAATCCTTTAAGGTCGTCTTCTGACATATCTTCGAGATCAATTTCCTCGTCTTCCATGTCTTCTTTTTCGTCCTTCATTCCATCTTTGTACCCTTCTTCTTCTGCGTCAGTACGAGCATCTTCTTCAAGATCTTCTTTCTCGTCTTTCATGCCATCTTTGTAGCCTTCTTCTTCTGCGTCAGTTCTAGCGTCCTCAGATAAATCTTTAGAATCTTCAAGTTCAGCTAATAGTTCATCAAGATCGATTTCTTCATCCACTTCCTCTTTTTCTTCTTGCACTGTAGATTGACCTACTTTTTTCGGCGCAAGATCTTTTAAAGAGTCACCGGCTGGAGAGTTCTTTCTTTCGAAACTAGAAGCATCCATTTCTTCAACTTTGTCTTCTTTTTCTTCTTTTACTTCATCATCTTTGTCCATTTCTTCTAACTTTGCAGCTAGCATAGATTTTAGATGTGGAGTGAAAGCTTCTTCAAGAGCAAGTTTGGCGTTTGCGATTGCTGTTTCCCTTACGGACTTCGCATCGGCAATTGCCTCTTTTAGCAAATCTCTGTTTGTTGCCATAATCCCAAAATTTAGTTTGTGAAATACGTCTATTCATGAGACGTAATAGAAAATTATTAATAGTCTAACATCATATAAAGATAATCATGATGTATTACGGTTATACGTATATGAAAATATCTTAAAATTACATTACAGGACAAGAGCCTTTTGAGCAAAGGATCTCAGTAACAATTTGGTTAACTTTTGTATAATCATAATTAACCATTTCTTTACCTTCTTTAATAGTATGCATATAAGAACCTGGGTTTGATGGTGTTGAAACAAAATCCCAACATAGTAATTCAAAGTCATCTTGTACTTCCATTACACCACCTCTATCTTGTAATGAACCCATTCCTCTTGATGATACACCTACTGTAACACCATGTCCTATTAGTTCTTTAAGTATATTTCCTGAGGGAGTAGGTAAAATTTCTATTTTACCCATTACGTTATCTCCATCCCACCAAAAATCAGATATTAGGTGAGATACATTTTTTAAATTTACTACTGATGATTCAGGGTGATCTAGTTCTCCCATTGAACGTCTTTGTTCAACAAGTTCAGCATATTTATTCATTTCTCTTTCCCATAAATCTTTAGAGTAGTAACGACCATTACCGTTTTTAACTTCAGCAGTTGCTAAAACACCCTCAACTAATAAATTACCATTTTCAGATACATTTTCAGTTAGCTGTTGGGGTGAGGCCTTAAACTCGTGAGTTTCTATTAGTAATGTCTTCATATAATAACTTGATTAATCTTTGTAGTTGCCTACGTATTTAGCGTTAATTGCACCTGCAATTTTTTCAGCATCTTCTCTTGATTTACCTTGATCCATGATATCATCTACTACACTATCAAATGATTCCTCTACTTCTTCAGTTTCGTCTACCATTTCTTTTTTAGCATATTTTTTACCACAAGATTTTTCGTAAATCTTTTCCATTTTAGATTTTTTCTTTTCTAGTTCTTTAATTTCTTTCTGCATTTGCTTCATCTTAGCTTTATCAATTAATTCTTTAAGATTTTCATCTTCATTAATTGAATTTACTCTATCTACTTTTTCAGCAATATGATCATGTAAGAAATCTAACTGTGCCTCTAATTTTACTGCTTCAGCTTCTTTACCTATTTCAGCTAATTTAGTATCGATTGATTCTTTTTTTACTTTCTTTTTCTTTTCTTTATCTTTAGCTGCTTTAGCCATTGGCTCTTTTCTATCACCATCTCCATCGATATCTGGATAATCTGGTCTTGCTTCTTCAGCCATACCTGCTTTTTCTTGAGATGATTCTATAGCTTTTTCTCTTGCTTCATCAAATTTATCTTCACTCATTGGAAGATCATCTTCTTTATTTAATTCATTTACAAAATTATCTAATGAATTTGGAGTTTCAACTAATCCTTCTTCAGCTAACATTTTATTAATAACTTCACCTGATATTGAAGCAAAGCTACTTTTGTTACCATTACTAACACCCATAAAGTGTTCTTTAAGTATATTTTTAATTTTTGATGTAGTTGATTCTTTAACTACTTCCATTTGATTATCAATTGCAGGTAAACCAGCTGATTCTTCTTGGTATCCTAATCCTGCAACACCAAATTGTCCTTCTTTTACATAATACATTTGATCTTTAGCTAAATTTTTAATTACTTTAGCTTGAGCTTCTTCTAATGTTAGTTTTGGATTATTTTTTATTTCACAGTATACACCATTCATCATTTCTTGAGCATTAACATTGTTAATGTTATCTACTTTTGGAGAATAGTCGTAATTATGTGAAGCGATATTTTCTACACCATCAGAGACTTTATATGAACCCGCCAATTTATTATCCATAGAAAACTTATAATTAGGATCTGCAGATACCTTTTCTTCTGATTTTAGGGTATTAGCTTTCATATCATCGTTAACGATAGGATTAAGTGATTTTTCACCTGCTTCATTAATGTAATTAAAATATTTAGCTTCCCATCCTTCTTTAGGGGTTGCCTCGATTTTGTTGATTGGTTTTAAATCAACATAATTTTCTGTAATTAACTTATCTGTTAACTCCTTGTGTAGTTGTTCAGCTGTTTTTTTCATTGTTTTTATTTTTCTAATAATGTTTTAATATCTTTAATATAATCTTTAATTAAATCTGTTCCATAAACGACAGAATAACTTTTAGGTTCATCTTGTCTATAATATTTAACCGTATCTATTTTTGCCTGTCTTAAGGGTTTAATTAGAGATTTTAATTCATCTTCAATTTCCCCAAAAGCATCAATACGGCTTTGTTGGAATTTTTCTAATTTAGCTTCTTCTTCTTTAACTAGTCTATCCTTCATGTTATAAATATTATTATTCTCCCCAAAGTTTACGAACTGGTAAAGTTGATGGAGGCTGTACATAAGTACCGTCTTTATTTTTCTTAACTAGTTTATATTTAAATTGTTTTACATATGCATTATCTGCTACCCCATTTTCACTTGCTTTAGGGCCTGGGCCTAATGTTGCTCCTGGGTTTTTGTTATTTTCATTTACAGTTTCTGTCCATACTTTAGGGATTTCTAACCCTAATTCTTTAGCAGCTTTTAATATAAGGTTTCTTACTTTATTAGTATGACTTAACTTTATTGCTTGTTGAAAATAAGTAATAGCTTCTTCATTACCTTCATTAACAGAATAATCCATATAATTGACTAAACCTGAAGGTTTACTCATTTTAACTCCTTTTTTCTTTTTACCTTTTTTTAATTTTTTTCTTACAAAAGCATATGGTGTATTATAAGCACCAGCTGCACCTGACATTGACGCTTCATCTACATCAGTTTCAGACATTTGACTTCTTAAAAGTGATTTCCAACTAACCATTATTTCAGCTACTCCTCTTATAAAATCAGGATTATTTAAATCACCTTTAAATTTACCAAATAATGTTCTTAAATCTTCTTTAAATTGATCTACTTTTCCCTTTATTCTTTGAGAAGTTGGTTCAAATTTTTTGTAATCTGGGTCTTCTGGGTTTCTTATAAAACCACTATAAGCTTCACCAATCCTAGTCATTCTTTTATACTCGTCTGGGTATTCGTTTCTAAGATGTGTTCTTACTTTATTTCTTAATTTACGAGCTTCATCATAAATTTCTCTAAATTTATCATCATCCTTAGTTTTAACATAAACTCTTTTAGATACATCAACTAACTGATCCATTTCGTCATATAATTTATCAAATCCAGGTAATTGTGTAATTTTCCAAGAAACAGCACCTGTTTCACTATCTATATTAGTAATAGTAGATTTGGATTGACCATCTGCAGCATAAGTAACTTGACCTACTTGGAATCCTTCTCCATCTTTACGTTCAAGTTCTTTTGCTGCTGCTTCTGGTGAAGCAGTTTTGGACATTTCACTAAGTTTATATTTGTACGCCATTTGCTACTTGTATTTCTTTTACTAGTTCGTAATATTGTAACAAATCAACTAAATTATCATTATCTACTTTATCAGTTTTATTTAATTCAGTCAATAATTTAGCTACTTCTGTAATTTTAATTTTAGTAGCTGTATCTTTTATTGATTCTGATATAGTTTCTAAAGTTGATTTTAAAGTATTTACTTTATTATTGTAAAATTCTCTTAATGAAGGTGTTGAATCTACTGAGTATATAAATTCTTTTAGTATTTCTTTTTGCTCTATACTTAACCCATCATACTTATCATTAAATTTCTCTAATAATATTTTATAAGTTAAAGTTCTTAAATCTTTATCATAAGATGTAAATTCTTGAACTACTTTTTCTTTTGGTGCTTTAACTACTTTAGTTTTAGTTAAAAATTCTAATATAGTAACTTTATTATTGTTAATTTGATCTATATTAGTAACTTCTTTGTAGTTATAACTTTCTATTAAAGTATAAATAGAAGCTATTTCTTTATAATTTTTTACTTTAGACCCAAAAAAGGATTCTAAGTTATAATGTTTTTTAATTTCATTAATTAGATTGTACTTTTGTTTTCTAAGTACAGATCTATTAAACTTTTTAGAACTTTCTAAAATAGTAGATATTAAAGAATTAGCTTTTCCTTCTGATATTACCTTTGATTTCAATATGGATTCATACAATTTATACTCACGTCCCAGTTCTGTTTTTACAAAATATTCTTTAAGTATATCAATTGCAGGAGAATCTCCCCCTTTTAAAGTATCCGCGGTAATCTGTCTTACTAGCAATTCGAATAATATACCAGTATTTTTAAATTTTGAATGTTTTATTTTCATCAAAAATATATTTATTTATAAATATTAGCTTTTTAGTTGAGATTCATCAAGTAGTGACGATGTGTTTTCATCTTCCTCAAATATTAATTTTTTCTTGTTAAGAGATCTAAAAATGTCCTTGTTTTTTAAATAAGTTACATGGGCACTTTCTGATTCACTTAAACTTGGTCTTCCATCACCATCATTTTTATCTGTATCTTTCATACGTTTTACGCCTAATGGATCTTTACCAAAATTATTTTCTTGTTTACCTCTTGTAGTCATTGAATCAATTGGTCTTCCTTTTTTAGGATCATCTTTAGCATATCCATCAGGTACGTTTGCTGGGTCTGATTGTGTTCTACCCATACCATATAATGAAGCTAAATCATGAGGTGTACCATATGATTTACCTGTTGATACAGGATCATTACCTTCTGCTTTAATTTGTTCTAATCTAAATTTACGTTTAGCATCTTCTCGAGCTAAATCTCTATATTCATCATATTGATCTTCACTAAAGTGGAATACATTATGATAAATCCAATCAGATGGAACTAAACCTTGTTCTAATAATGAACCTGCTAATTCTGTTTTAGCTTTTAATAATTCAATTTTTTCTTGGTCATATATAATAGATGGAGTAGTCATTGATAATTCAAAGTTTGTCAATGTCTCATCTGTATAGCCTTGAGTATATAAGTGTACTAATGCTATTTTATTAAATTCTGATAGTATAATTCTTTGTATTCTATCAATTGTACGAGCAAATCTAATATCTTCAGCTGCTAATGTAGCTTTACCTTCTGTGTTTTCATCATATCCTAAGAATGCTTTAGGTATTTTAAGAGCAGCAAATAATTTATCTCTTAGATATTCTACATCTTGAATACCATCATATGATAATCCTGGAGTAGTATCTATTTTTGTTGCGTTATCATTTCCACGAACAGGAATATAGAAATCTTCTAACATATTTTGCATGTTATATTTCAAGTTATATTCACCTGTTTTTTCATCCATCATAGGAGTACGTTTCATACTTGAAATAGTTTTCTGCATAAATGCTTCTACTTCATTAGGTGGAATAGCTCCAACGTTTACATAAAATACTCTTTTTTCTGGAGCACGAGCAATTCTATGAATTAACATCGCGTCTTCCATTAATGTATATTGTTTAAATAATTTTCTAGCTGGTTCAATATATGCTCTACCATAAGGAAGATAATTAACATCAGCTACAAATCTAAAATGTGCCATTTCGTAATTATCAAACACAATACCACCTCTATCATCATTTACATTTTGATTAGGTACATTATAGTAACCATAAGAACCACCTGCGAATCCATCAGGATTCCATCTAAATTTTACTTCTGATGGGTTTTCAGGATTTTGACCTTCCATTCTTTCAATGTGATAAGCAGTATAAGGTATTACATTATAAACACCAAATTTTTCTGATATTTCCATTTTTAGGAAAAAATCACCATACTTACACATTTGTCTAATCCACATCCAAGCATTAAATTCAATATTTAATACATCATAAAATAAATTATAAAGAATTTTTTGTATATCTTCATTTGAACTTCTAATTTGAAGTACTTCACCCATATCATTTTTAAGGGTAGATTCATCAGCTAATATATCTAAAGCAGAGGCAATAATAGCATCCTGATCCATTATATCATATTCTGAATATAGTTGGGGTCTTAAATAATTATAATTTAAGTTAAATTGGGCTCCATATAAAGATGAAGGAGCTGTTGAGTATACTCGATTAAATCGGTCAACTAAAGCATTAGTTTCATATTCGCCACTTGATTGTATATGACCTGAATCTATTGTTTTAATTTGATTACCACCAACGTTCCTGATAACAACGTCAGTTGAAAATAATCTTTGTAATCTTGAAAATATGCTTGTATTTGCCATTTCTATATATTAATTATTGTTATAAATATTACTATAATAACCAATCAATGTTTTCTTTACCCTTATTTGTATCAATTTGATAAGGATTTTTCATTTGTTGGTTATTACCATAACTCCCTTGATATGCTGTTCTATTAACTTGCATATTATTTAAGGATTGTCTGGTTAAGTCTATTCCTCTTTGTTTAAATTTTAATGCTGTATCTCTAATGTACATAGCAATACTAAAAGCCATAACTAAATCATCATTGTATCCTGATTGAGCTTCTGGTCTTCCATTACGCCATATAAATGTTTTCATTTCTTCTACTAATCTTTTAGATTGTATTGTTACTCCTTTATCACCTATGTATTCTTGAAATTTACCAATTACCATAGGTCTCGTTCTTGATGACATAGTAAATCCAGGAACCATTTTTGAATGATCTTGATATTTATCAAAATACGAATTAACATTGGCTTCTCCACCCTTTTGTGAATAGTAGAGGTTCTGATATTGTCTATCAATAACAACTTGTATAGTTGCCCACCCAATATTAGCATTTTCTATTACTAACATTGCTTCATTATATTCTGTAGCTATACCTACTAATAAGTGTCCATATTCTTTAGTTCCAATTTGTCCTTTATATTCAGCTACTTGTACATTTGTTTCTGTATCTATAACATGAAATGCAGAATAATCTTTACCATCACCCCTAGATACATCAGCTACTACCATATAATTTCTTGAATAATCTGCTTGTTCCCAAACCCATAAATTTTGATCATTACCTCTTCTTTCTAAGGGGTCTTTAACAAATGATTTTTCATAGTATTCTATATATTCAGGATAAAATACAATATCACCAGAGGTGCTAAAATCACAATCACATTCTTGTGCTGCCATTCTAGGATCACCTAATAATTCATCTTGTCTTTTTCTCCATGCTTCATCTCTATCTGGGTGTACATACCAAGGTAATTTGATAGGTAAAAAGTCATTTTCTGCTGCTTCTGCTCTTGACCATGTTTGGTGAAACCAATTACCTGTACCATAAGGTGTAGATAATGCTATACAACCACCCCCAGTTGCTAGTGTTTGTTGTGCTGATGCCCATATTTCACCAATATTTTCAATAAAGGCTGCCTCATCAATTAGTAGTAAAGATACTGCTTCTGATCTACCGGCATCACTTGAAGCTGATGTTGCTTTAATTTGGGACCCATTTGCTAATCGTAGTGTTAATTTATTATTTTCAGGTGCATCTATTTTAAGCCATGATGGTAAATTTTCATACATAAATTTTACCTTTGTTACCATGTTTTTAGCTGTGTCCTGCTTTGTTGCAATACAAAGTACGTTTTTATCCTTATGGAAAGTCATTAACCATAAAGAATAACCTGCTGATAGAGTAGATATACCTAACTGTCTAGATTTTAATACAATAGAATAAGGATTATCACGCCATAACGTTAATACTTTATCTTGGAATGGATATAAATTAAATTGTATACGTCCACGTTGTGGGTGTTGTATATAACAATATTTACGCATAAAATGCACTGGGTCCTTAGCACATTTTAAATATTCTTGACGTATTACTTTTTTTAAATCTGACATATTATTTTGCTAATAGTAGTACTATTCCTCCAACTACTAATGCGCCCGAACCTAATTGAAACAATTTAGTTTTGGCTTTTTGTTTTTTTAAATCTGTTTGTAATTTTAGAGATAATTCTTGTGATATAGCTAATTGGTCAGATTTTGCTAATAATATATTTTCAAAATTCATAACACTTTTATTTAAATTAAATATAACACTATCTTTAACAACTATTTTTGTTTCTAATAAACCTAATTTATTAGATAATAATTTTAATTCTTCTTTGGCACCGTCCCCTATTATTAGGTCTTTAATTACTAGACGCGCTATCGGCTTTTTTAATTGAATCTTCGTAGTGTCTATAACGCTCTGTGAAAAACCTTGTAAGCTCATCATCATTAAAAGAATCAACGGAATTAACTTTTTCATTTACTTTATATTTTAAAGTGACAATCTTTTTATCTTGCTTGTCTATTTCTGTATCTAACTTTACGATTTGTTGATTTAAAGTATCTATTTTAAATACTAAATCATCGTTTATATGGTGTAAAGAATCTACTTTAGCTTCCAAAGCATCTATTTTAATATTATAGTCCTCTACATATTTTTCATCTCCTAAAAATACAAAATAAACTAGTGCACTTAATAGAATAAAAATTATACTATAAGTAATTAATCTTTCTTTAGACAACATCTTTTTCTAACTTTGCAACTAATGATTCTAGTTCTTTCTTTTGTGGAGTTTTTTTCCTTAATATATCTTTAATTTTTTCTTTTTCTGCTTCATCACCTTGACTATATTTTCTAGCTAATGATTTCATTTCTGCAGTGATTGATTTTAAAGCTTTAAGTGCTAAATCTAATTTTTTATGTTTACCTCTAGCTCCTTTTGCAGCTTTAATTGCATCAGCATCTACATCATCGTCATCAATATCTTCTTCAATACCAGCATCTTTTTTTAATTGTACAGTTTTTTCAAGTTCTGCGTTTAAATCTTGTTGAAGTTTAACATCTTTAGGGTCTACTTCTTTTAGATTAGCATTTTTTCCTACTAACTCATCTGCTTCTTTATCTCTACCACTTCTTCTTAAATAATCTATATATCGTTGATCATCTTCTTTAGGTTGGATTTCTTTTAAAGCATTCATTAGATCACGAATTGCTTGGCTTTCACCTACATTTCTATACTTCATAAACCTAGCTACAGCTTGTCTTGCCATTCTAATTTCTTCAGATGAAGGGCTTTCATTTAAAGTATCTACGATGTTTTCTTTTATAAACGATTTTAATTCAGATTTCTTCATTATATTAGAGTTTTTATTATAAATATGTTAAAGACCAGTAATATTCAATATTTGTTCAATTCGTTCCTCTGTTGAACCCTTAATTGTTTCTATATTTTTCATCATATATGCATACTTTCTAATAAAACTTGTAATAGTAAAATCAATTATATCCCTATAATGTTCATCTGTTTCGCGTACTCCATTATCTTCAATAGGCAAGCCATCAGAAGAAATATAAAAAATATAATCATATTCTCTAATAAATTCTTTCGCATAATCAATAAATTTATCTTTATCTTGATAAGGTATAGACTTAGCATTTTGTGTAAATGCCATAACATCAATAACAGTTCTATCTGTTATAATATCTGTTTGAATTAATTCAGCACAACGTTCAGCCAAAAATATAGTTTGACCTTTTAATGTTGAATCTGTATTGAGTGGAATACCTTGCTCCATCAAATACTTAGAACGCTCTGTTCTAAACATATAATCTTTAAATTGCTTTGTTTCTTTTAAAGCATTTACTAATGTAGTTTTACCCACACTCATTGTACCGCATAAACCTATTTTCATATCTTAGTTTCTATGATTTTGTCCTTTAGGTGCTGGTTGTTTATACCAAGGCAATCCTGTTTGATTTCTAATTGCTTCTTTATGATCAGCTTCACTATACTGAATACCATATAGATAATATTCTCTTTTTTTCTCATTACCTTCAGGAATCAAAGCTGGTCCTTCCCAGTTATGTAATTTATTATCCCAAAGATAAGCTATAGTTCCATCTGCTTTTTTTAATTTTTGACTCTTAGGCCAATCATTGTTTGTATCTTGTTTTTTCATGCCCATAATATACGAAATTTATTTTAATTTTCCTAGTAAACTCTCAGCAACATATGTACCTTGTGCACCACTTACCGTTATACCTCTAGCAGAAAGAGCATCACCAACAAAGTGGACGTTAGGATACTTAGTAAGAGCTAAATCGGAATAATCGACAAGTGGTTCAGGTGATAAGTATTTTACTTCAGGCACATAAATACCCCAATCATCTTTAAGTGTTGGGAATACTTTTTTCATGTCTTCAATAAAATCATACACATACATAAAGTATGGTTGCATTGCTTTTGATATTTTATGTAATGTATCTACTTGAATAGCTGATACATTTATACCTTCAGATGTTTGTGATGGTTTTCTACTTGGACTATAATATAATCCAGTACCATCTATCTGTAATTTTTTAACTACATCTCTAGACCAATCAAATGGTTTATCAATACCTCTAACTTCCATTAGAATACCAAAATTGGTCATATCATTTCTGAATGATTCGTCTTTTTTAGCGTGTCCATTGTACGAATGATCTCCATACGTTTCTTCAACGGCAACATAAGCTGCGTTGTTGTTTGTACAGAATGAACGTAATGATACTCCTTTGTCTTCGAATTTACGATACAATTTGAAATCATAGCTTACATCAATTAGTTTTTGGAAGTGTTTTTGTGGTGCTTCAAATCGAACACCTATTTGTACTGGTTTTGGTTCAGTTGGTAAATCGTATTTTTCAGCTAATTGTTTACCAAAGTCAATACCTGATTTACCTACACCAAATATAAGTTCATCATATTGAATTCCTAATTCTTCACCTCCATTTAAAATGCGAGCACGGAGATTATTATTATCAAAGTCAATATCTTCTACTTTGGTTTCCCATAAGAATTCTACGCCACCATTAACTAAAAAGTCATACCAATTTTTACCTATTTCATGTAGATAATCTGTACCAACGTGCCATACTGGAAATAATCTTAATCCAAAATAGGGTTTAATAAATTCTGGTTCTGCTATTGGATTTGAACATTGTACTTCTTCTGGTTTAGGGTGGAAACGTTTAAAATTATCAATCACCTGATCAAACAATTCCATTGCTTTTTCTTCACCACAATATTTAGATAATTGTCCTCCAATTGAAGTATGGTAAGTTAATTTACCATCAGACCAACCTCCTGCACCTAGGAAGCCTGTCATTACTTCTTCATATGGTCTTAAATATGGGTCTTTACCCATATCAATTATGGTAATTTTACCTTTAAAACCATTGTCAATTAGCTTAGTAGCAGCATTTACATTTGCTACACCTGCTCCAATCATTACTACATTTTTACTCACCATAAAATCTATTTAAAGTATTATACATTCCTGCTACTCCAAAACTAGCACCGTGTTTTTTGTTTTGTTCTAAAAAAAACATCATTAATCTTTGAAATGAATTACCTTCATTTTGTTTTACTAAGTAGAATTCTTTATCTATATTCATTTGTCATTTATTTTTAACACGTTAATATACGAACTAGAAATGGCGTCTCCTAGGGAGACGCCACAGATGTCTGTTTTTTTTTTAATTAATTTCGACTGGCTATGAATCAGTCTATATGTTTAACAATGACAGCATGTACAGTTACATGATACTCCACACCCGCATATTTTACAATTACATTTCATTTTAATTTATTTTTATTTTTAAATCGGTTGTCCCTTTATGTATTCTATGGACATCTCCTTCGTTAATAAATATACGATCTCCCTTTACTAATTCCAAGGGTAATTTATTATCTAGTTGAACTTTCCACCCTTTACCTTCTAATACTTCAATTTCTCTATCTTCTTTATCTTGATGCCAAACCAATTCCATTGAATCAACATCTTTTGAAAACATTCTAATATTACCTTTATTTGTGTATGGGTTCATCCTACCAAAATGTATTCATGTTAGCACCTAGACCTAATTGGCTTGCATATCTTGGTAATCTACAAGACCAGTATCCTGGTTTGGTTCTATCTGTTTTTTCTTTACATCTATGTCGTTTAGCAAATGCATTTCTTGCTTTAGAGTTTCTAATCTTAGCTCTTAAACCACCTGATCCAAATGATACTTTTTTAACTTTTTTAGTTTTAGGATCTCTTACATAAACATAATATGCTTTAGAACCACCTCTTTTTGGTTTTCCAATTGGTGGATCTTTTTTCTTTTTCTTAGCTTTTTTAGCTTCATTTAATGATATTAAACTTGTTGGAATATAAGCATTAGTTCCATCACCAAATTCAACATGAACTCTTTTATCATTTTTATCTAAGATATAAACTTGTTCTTTTTCTCCTGCTTCAAAAGATTCAAAGTCATCATCATACCCTTCACCGGTATTCATTTTAACTTCATAATCATTTTTGAAAGTGATTATTGCTTTACCTTCATTTAACCTATTGTCTATTTCATCACGAACCCAATCTTTTTCATTTGAACCTAATTGATCATAATCCATACCAAATTCTTCATTTGCTATTTCATCTTCTATATCCATTTGTTCATTAATACCTACTAAATCTCTTTTATTCCAAATTTTAGATTTGTTTTCGTCACTACAATCTTTAAAATCACAATCAAATTCTTTATGTGCTATTAAGTCTAATCTATCTTCTTCTTCATGACTTAATTTTCTACCCTTATATTCAGTAGCTTCTCTTATCATAGGTAAATCTAAAGGTATAATCTGGTTTTTATATAAATCAAATTCACCTAAATGTGTTTTCATTAATCCTTCATCTTCTTCACATAAATCAAGTACGCCACGTGAATATAATTTTCTTGCTTCTTTAATCATGGATAAATGAGCATCAGAACCAATTCTGAATACATTTTCCATTAATGAGATGTTATTGTCAATATGATAAGATAAGTTTTCAGATATAAGTTTTTTAACTTTACCTTCAGTTAAGAGTGGTCCTCTTATTGTTTCACAAGTATTACATCCACATTTTTGACACATATCTTATTTTATTATAAATATTACTTAGATTTTGTTATTCTTAAAGACATTGGTAAAATTTGTCCTTGAGTGTTTCTACCTACAACATCATATTGAGAAGGTCCAAATAATGGACTATCAGCTTGTAGTTTAACACTAACATTCTTAGTGTTTTTACCTGGGTATTTTATTTCTGCCTTTGTTATTTGTCCTACAGCATCTAAAGCATCCTGAGCTGTAAGTATAGGGACAACTTTTACATCATCTCCTTTAATTTCTTTTACATAATAATAACCATATCCCACAGATGATGCTAAAAATGCTTCAAATTTATCATCTTCAATATTAACTTCAGACCAATCATCTACATCTCCTGTTTGGTTAATATAATTATCTATACCTTGTGCTGTTCTTTCTCTATCAATATTAAATATGTTAAATAAAACATCAATAGCAGGAGCAACACTGTCTTTACTAGAATCATAAACTACTTTTCCATCTTCATAAACAAAGAATGGTATATTTTTTCCACTATAAATTCCTGATCCTGCTTTATTTTTTAATGATATATAATAATCTTTTCCTTTATAGTTAATAGTTAAATCTGAGATTGTTTTTCCTATATCTTTAGGACCTTCAAAATTTAAACTACGTTTTGTATCAGTAGCACCAGCAAATGAAATATCATCTGGTGATAATTCTGAATTGTCTATCCCTAAACCATTATATAAAGTTTGTAATCTTATTGGTAATGAATCATTAGGTTCTCCTGCAAGTGATTTTGCTTGGCCTACAAAATCTTGTTCATATTTTTCTCCTTCATTTCCACCACCAGCTAAATACATAGCTACATCACCATCTTCTGTTTTAAATTTATATAAATTAAATTTACCACTTTTATTATCACCTGTTCTAGGACCTACTACTTCAATGTCATCTACAACATGAACTTTTTTAATAATATCAATAAATTCTTCGCCTGATATTTTTTGTTTATTACCTATTCTAACAGAGTTAGCCATTTTAGTTAAACCTGCATTTTTACCCACTTCTGAGTCTAATATTTTTTCTATTGCTTTTTTAGTATTTGATGTAACAGATGCTTCTTTTAAACTAAATTTTTCTTCAGTTAATCTACTAATATAAGATTCTAGTAAAGCTACATCATTAGGATTATCCATATCCGGATATCCTTTATCGAATTTGTAAGCGAATTTTGTAAAAAATTTATCAAATATATTCATTATGCTTCTACGTCTACATCAACATCTACTTCATCTTCTACTTCAGGTGCTGAATCGGTTTCACTTCCTTCTACTTCGGCTCCACTTTCTGGGCCATATTGTAATATACGAGCAATAGCTAAGGCAGCATATTCTTCTTCATCAAGATTTAGTAAATAGTATTTCTTACCTTCTACTTGTGCTATCCAACTACGTGGAGTAAATTGAAGTAAGAAAAATTGTCCATTCAGTAATTTAATTCTGAATGTTGATGGACGAGGGGCAACCCAATCTATTCCTTCTAAGAATGAATCAAATTCATGGGTTAATAACGAAACTATTATATCTTTGAGTTCTGGGAATTTAGTTAGCTCATCATAAGCCTCAGCAGCATCATCTGCTTTGCCTTTTTCATCTACCACTTGTAGTGCTAGAGCTCTAATTTTTTCTCTTAATTCAGCTGCTGTCATTATTTTTTCTGTTTAGATAAAAACGACGCTAATGCCATTTGTTTAATTTTTTTAAGGGATTTACCTTTAAATTGAGGTGCATCTGAATCTTTAAAATCTTCAACATGGTCTTCTACTGAAGATGATTTTGTTAGTTTTTCTTTCACTAAAGTAGATATTTTTTCATCTATAGTACCTGATGTACGTCCTCTAGCGCTATAAAAATCACTTTGTGCTTTAGCTTCTCTTTCAAGACCACTCATTGTATGATCAACTGCTCTTTTTAACCCATCAATTGAAATATCAACTGGGGTGTAATTTCCATCTGTCATATAAGAATCTATTCCTACTGCTCCTGATTGGCCTGCTTCTCTCATTCCTGCTAAGACAGCTTCTTCTTGATCAATTTTATAACCACCCATTTGACTGATCATAAATTCATCATTATCTTTATTATGTTGGAATATTACAGTTTGTGGATATCTTCCGTTATTGTTTGTTACAATATATGATAAAAAACCTGGGTTATTTCTAACTTCACCTCGTTCTTTTACTATGTATCCTTTTTTAGAAAAATAATCAAATAAAGAACCACCATCCATTACTTCAGTTAATGATTCATTCATATCATAATCACGGAGTTGTTTACTAATTTTGTATAAACGACTTTCTAATTTATTTAATTGATCACCATAATAATCAGCTATTTCTCCTCCTTCTGGTTCTGCTTCTTGCTCCATATCTCTATATAACTGATTGATTTCATCTTGGATTTCAGCTTTCATACCTCTTAGAGTTAAAACTTCATCAAAATCAAGTCTTTCATTAACAAATACATCACCATCATCATCAATTTCAAATCCTTCTTCTTCTAATCTATCAATGAAGCTACCTAAAGTAACATCATATCTATTAGCTGAGTATACATTATTAAAGGCGCCATAAGCGTCTAATCTTGATAATTCATTTGGAAAATATTGTCTAACAATTTCTCTAGCTTCTTCACCTGCTCTTTCGATGTTATCAGCTGCATCTCTAAGATCTACAACTGCTTGTTCTAATTTAAATCCTAAAGAACCTTCAACATCTTCACCTACTACTTTTTCATCTGGATCTCCTTCAAGATCTGCTCCTGATGGATCATTATCTTCTCTTATTCCTTTAACAAGCTCGTCATATGCTTTACCTATATCACCTTTATATAATGAATCAACTACTTTTTTACCTAGTACTTCGAAATCACTATCTGTTAGAGAATGTGGTTTATTAAATCCTTCTACATAAGCTTGACCTATGTCAGTGTAGTCAGCCCAAAAGTCTTTGTTTTGTGGTTTTTTATCTTCTCTGGTTAGAGACTGTTGTATAAGTTCTTTGATTCTATCTTTATTCATGCCTTCAACTTTAGATTTAGCTTTCTTTGTTGCTATTCCATACATTACTTGTTCTGCATCCTTACCGTACTTTTTAACTAAATTACGTTTATTATTCAATAAACCTTGAAGGACAACTTCGCGTGATTCTAGTTCTCTTTCCGTAAGTTTGCGTTCGTTAAGCATGTATTAATCAGAATTTCTTCCAACTACATATTCTCTAGTGAAAAATGTAATTGTATTTCCAATTTGATCAGCTAATTTATCGTTTCCTAAAGCATCTGCAGCATCCATTGCAGCTTTTAAAGAATCTTGTACTATTTCTTCTTCTGGAGATAATCCTACTTCAACCTTTGCTTTAACAGCTGGCTTTACAATATCAATTTCGTCTCCTTCAGCATCAACATCTACTGTATCTTGAACATCTACATCAACGTCTGCTTCTACATCATCTTCGATGTCAACATCTACGTCTTCTTCAGCTTCTGAGTAAATAGAGGCATTATATTGTGATTCTTCAGATAATTCAGCTAATATAGTTTCTTTGATTTTAGCTTTTAATTCAGATACACTCATTTTAGAAGATTCTGACATAGCTTTTACGTCATCTTCTTCATATTTTTTACCGTATCCTTCTTCTACTTCAATCTCTTCTTTATTAATTTTATTTTTGCCTTTTTTCTCAGCATCACGTTTACCAAATTTTCCGTAAGAATCATCTCTACGATCTTTCATAGATTGTTTCTTGTCTTTTTCAGCACCTCTACGAGCACCTAGAGATTCGTCTTCTCTATCGTCGTATCCTTGCTTTTTCATTTCGTTAACGTCTTTAGGTTCGTCTTTTTTAAGCTTAGATAATTTTCTTTCATCAGCTTTAATGTCTTTTTCTAAAGATTTGATGTGGTCTCTATTATCTCTAATAGCGCCTTCCATTCTTTTTTGCTCTTCTTTATTACCTTTTTTAGAGTCTTCTTTTTTCTCATCAAGTTGGCTAAAATCTTTGTTGATTCTTCCTTCTCTAAGGTATTTTTTGTAATCAAAGTTGTCCATTATGTATATTTTTATTTATAAATATTAGTTTCTTCTGTTAGAATTACCTCCTCGTGAAACATTACTGCCTCTACTTACATTACTTGAAGGTCTTGTAGTAGTGGTGCTATTGTTTGACGACGGTCTAGTATAAATATTAGAAGAGTTATTATTATTAATCTCTGGTCTACCATATCCTCTAACAGGTTTAGAATTATTATTATTAATTCTAGGCCTACTATTATTATTTATATTAGGATTATTTGGATTATTATAAACTCGTGGTTTGTTGTTTATTCTTCTACGTATTTTAGTAGCAATTATATCAACGTTGTTTTGATCAACATTAACTCTTGGTTTGTTTCTATTAACAACAACTCTATTTTCTATATTATTAGAACCTCTTCTTCCATTAATATAAGCTGTATTAGGTCTATTTCTATGTTGCCAAGCATAATTATTCATTTCTTGTCTCCAGCCCCAATTATTCCAACCCCAACTGTTCCATCCATAATAATGGTTATTCCAACCCCAATAAGGTCTATTCCAACTATTCCAACCCCAATTAGAATATGGATAACCCCATACCCAATCATTCCACATCATATCTCTGTTCCAAGAATAGCTATAACTCCAATATGGGTTATAAAAATTATATCTATTACCTAATATACGATTATTCCAATCAAATGATCTAGGTTGACTTAAAGCATACTGAGCAAAATCATATCTAAATTGAAAATCAGTTCTTAATTTCCATTGTAGTTGCCTGTAATTTAATGTATCTATTTGTACATCAGCAGGTACTTCTAAAACTGTATCATAAATGGGATCATGACCAACGGTACTTACATGCCACGTTGTTGAGCATCCCGTTAATAATAATCCCAATAATAATAATACTTTTTTCATATTTATATTTTATTTTCTGCTGTTACTTTAAGGTTGGAAAGTTTCCATCCTCCACCTTGACCACATAAAGTACCGTGACTACATTCACCACCACTATCTTTATACCAGTGAGGATCATTTACACCAGGTGACCAATCACCATGATAAGAAGGTGTAAACCACCAACCCACAGCCATAGCATCTTTTAATTTACTCATATCTAAAGTATTACTAGCTGGGTATGCTGGTTCTGTCATATCAAACACTTTTACACTATTTGAGTCTTGAGATAAAGTAATAATCATATTTGTGTAATCAGCATTAAAATCAACTACCATATGAAATGGTTTGTTTGGATCGATTTTACCTACTAAACTATGTACACCATCTGATCCAGCTGCTGCTTGCATTTCATCCCATTCCCAACAATCTGTATTAGCTGCTTCTGTATAAGACACTTCATATCTTTGAGGTCCTCCTTTATCGTCAGCTAAATGTAAAGTATGTTGGAACATTTTTTGACCATTAGTTTCTAAGAAATCAATTTCTTGACAAAATGGACATGGATAACCTGGTTCACCTGGTTTAGGTTGAAACTCAGCATCACAATAATTTCCATTTCCTTTAGGTTGTTTAGCGCTACTAACAGCATAAAAAGCTGCATTTAACCAATCACCTGTAAAGTCTGAACGTTGTGCTAAATTAGATAAATCGATGTCTGCTTCAATTTTTGATATGTTTATGTATCCATTTTTAGAAGCTACTCTACCAGCTTTTACTGAACTTTCGTCTCCAAAATCAACACCACCTACACTAACAACTGGATCTACTCCACATTTGTTATAATCCACATCAAATTCAACATCATATGTTATAGGATCATTTACTACTTTTTCTACTTTTTTATTATTGTTACATGATATAACAAATATCGACAATAATAAGATTAAGATTGTTTTTTTCATTTTTATTTTTGTTTTTGTTATTTACTAAATTTAGCCTTCTTTGTGTTTTTCACAAACTGCTTTCCTTTTTTACTACCTCTAACTTTTTTAGCAACTGTAGCTTTACGCTGTGCTTTAGTTAAAGATTGTGCTTTTTTCTTAGGTAAACATCTAGTAGTGGCTTTACCTTTTTTCATTGTACCACAATCACCAGATATATTACCTGAAGTATTTATTCTTACCCAATTTTCTTTTTTAAACCAATCACGTAAGGATTCTTGTATTCTTTCTGTTAGTTTATCTTGTACCATTATGTTGCTGCTGATGCTATATCTTTTAATAATGATGATAAATCTTTACCTTTTAAAGCTGCTTTTAACCCACTTATTGTTCCAGCTGATATATTACCTTTGCTTAAACTTTGTAATGCACCACCACCTGCTTTTAATCCTAAACCTAATATTAATAAAGCATATAAGCTATTAGTAACTAAGGATTTTGATTTTTCATCTTTAGTAAATAATCCAACTACCCTTTTAATTGGGCCTTTAAAATCATTTTCTAATTTATGGGTAAAACTTTCTATTTTTTTAGCAGCTGCTTCTCCTTTACCAAAATTATATTTTTTAAATAATTTACCAATATACTTGGCTAAAATATTAGTTAATGTAGTACCAGCTAGTACTGTAGATAAAACAGAAATAGGATCAACTACCTCATTTAATTCATCTTTTTTGTCTTCTAATTTATCTTCAACTGCGTTCGCTAACTCCTTAGCTAAAGAACTTATTTCAAAATTTTCTTCTAAATATGATTCGTTAGTTTTTTTCTTTTTTCTACCGCTTATTTGACCTTTACATACTTTTACAGCACGACCAGATAAGTAAGCAGATGATTTTTCACCTGCAGCCATTCTGCGTTTGCGATATGCTTCACCTTTCTTACACAGTTTTTCGTTAACTGCTGATTTAATTCTTTCGTTTAAATTTTCCATTAGCTTACATCCATTGAATCATCATGATCTAATTCAATCCCTAAATTATCAAATACTGGTTCTAGATCTTTATAATAATTAAAATCATAAGTTCTACCACCAAAATCATTGTTTACTTGAACTCCTAATTTTTTAGCTACATAACGAATATCATCACTATTAAATCTTCTTTCTCCTCTATAATCGTCTTCATCTTTAACTGTTAATTCATCCCCGTTTTCATCTAAGACTTTTATCTTATATAAACGTCCAAAATCTGTATACCAAAAATCAATTTTTTTAATTAATGGGATAAGGCCATCAATATACATTTCAATTTCCTTACGGATTTCTTCATGTAGCTGATTTAGCTTCCAAGCGTGATGGTCAAAATTGTCTTTCATTACTTTTATTTTATTATAAATATGTAAAATTATTTTTTAAGTGACTCTAGATACTCAACTGTTTCTTTTACATACTCATCTACTCTTTCAACATTTAATTTACCATGCCAAGTTTCTACATCACCTTGTTCAGTAACATGGCCAGTATTTGATTCATTTAGTTTTGATTCTACGAAATCTTTAAAATCCTGGATTCTACTATCTATTACTTTGTTATTAATGTTATTAAAGTATTCTTCATATTTACCTTCTGCTTTTAATTTATCTTCAAATTTAGCATAGCAATTTAAACAGAATTTGTAGGTATTATAATATGGTTTATCTACCCTTTGGTCCATTATTTTTTTACATTTAGGACAAAATAAAGGCATTACATGAGCTTTTTTAGCTTTATCTAATTTAGTAATATTTTGTTTTATACCATCTTTAATAGTCCAAGTACGACCATCTCTTGATTCCCAAATATCTCCTTCTTTATATTGTTCTTCAGGTGGTGTGTAACCTATTGATTCTCTTGTTTTTTCTCCATATTTACCTTGAACAAGATTACGGATTCTTTCAACATCTTTCTTTTGAAATTCTTTTTTTAGTTGGGTCATAAACCTAATTTTTTCAAATCATTAATTACTTGATCAGCATTTTGATAGAAAATCCCTGTACCACCTGCTGCGTTCCAGTTATCAATTGTACTACCTTTATCATCAATTAAAATATCAAATTTTGTTAAATTTGGTTTAACTGTATGTTTTTGTTTAGCTGATCTATACGTTACCTTTGGTTTCGTTGAATATAATGTACCAATTTTATCTTTAACCCACAAGCCTTTTCCAATAATACTTTGTTTTTTAATTGAAGGTGCAGTTAACATCTCAAATGGATATTGCTCTACAAATTTAACTAATTTTTGAGCACCAGGCATTAATTCAATACCTCGCCAAAACGCAACTTTATGTTTTTCATCAATTAAATCCCAAAAAGCATTTAAACCATTTTTATCAACATAAGCTTGAGGCATCATACCTGATAGATCTTCAAATCGTTTATCAAAATCAGCTACCACACCATCCATATCTAAATAAATGTAATATTCTTCATCCTCAGCTATTTCAAATATAGCTTCAGCTAATCCGAAAGGATCTTTATTAGTCCAACTTCTAAATGCTATGTTTCCTTCTTCGTATGCTTCTCTTTCTATTTGTTCTAAATACTCATCTTCATTAACATTATCTGTATTAATGTTTTCTAATCTGTCTTCGTGGTTTTGGTGAACGTGTATTAATTCATGCGCATATGAACGTAATATATCCTTGGGATGTCTACCTAACGTGTATAGTACAACTTCATTATTGTTGGGGTCATAATACGCGGTTTTACCGAAAAAATTATCTGCATTCTTAAAATCAGTATGTATAAATTTGACTTTAGGATATGGTTTTAATTTTAACCCATCATTTTCCATACTTGTAGTTAATGATTTAATTAAAGGATTAAAATCAAAATTAATAGGATCTAAAACTTCTTTTAATATTTTTTGTTCTTTAACTACATTATTAACGTATCCAAAAATTTCTTCTGCTTCTTCATCTGTTACTTCTTTTGGTAATAATGGTCTTAATTTTTCTACTGATATTTTAGCTGCATTTCTAGCTGCAGTTCCTGATGCCCCACTTTGTGTTACTGTAGTTCCTACTCTTAAATTAGGGTAATTATCTACTGATTTAGTTCTTTTAGCTATATCAGCAAAATCATCTTCATTACCTTCTCTAGCTCCAAGTATGAATATTACATTTTCATCTGGGTGTTCTTTAGCATAATTGTATACTGCTTGGATTGGAGGTTTAGAACTTAATTTTACTTCTACATTAATTGGTAAATATTGTTTATAAATGTCCCATATAATAAGTGATTCTTCTGGTGTTACTCCGTCTCTTTCTTTGCCACCAATTAAAATAATAAACTTATCTATTTCAGGATTATTTTTTATTGCTGTTTTTACAACTTGAAAATGACCATTTGTAGGAGGTTTAAAACCACCTCCATATACTGCTACCGTTCTTTTTTCTTCCTCGGGTAATAGTCCTTTTATAATTTCTTTAACTAAACTCATTATTTATTTAAAAATTTTGAAATTGCTCTTTGTGCTTCTTCTCTTGAAATTGAATTATCAATTATATCTTTAACGCCCTGATCTGATAGTAATTTTCTTATTTGACTATTAACTTTTTCTTTTTGTTTAGCTGCATATGCTGCTCTAGCTGGGGATTTAGGTTTAGTGTTTTTAGGAGAATAAGGTTTTAAATATTTATCTACTATTGCATCTAAATCTTCTAATTTTTCATCTTCTAAAGTATTAGCAACTGATATAAAATTGTCATCACCAAATAAATTTCTATATGGAGCATAGTTTTGAGTCACGTTATTCCATGTTTTTAACACGATTGCAGGCGCTAAACTTCTATCTTTACCATCTGATGCCTGAAATCTAAGTTCATTTTGTTTTAACGATCTTTCTAAATCAGTATAAACATAAAGCATAAATACTTCATACCCTACCTTTTTTAGTTCATTAACTAATTCTTCTGTTTTTTTATATGAAGCTGCTGTACCATCTAATATAAATGATTCTTTACCTGCTATTGTAGCTTCTACTTTACCTTTAAATTCTTTATTGGCGTCTGCCATTGCTATTGCCTGTTTGCTTCTTTCTTCAGGACCAGCATTTTTTAAATCTAATGATACATTTGCTTTTTTTAGATTTTGAATATAAGTATCATCTATATTTAATACTTTAAATCCTCCGATATTTAAACCTTTTAAAACAAATCCTTTACCAGCACCAGGAGCACCAGCTAATATAATTGCTTTAGGTTTATCTTGTCCACCAATAGCCCCAGCATTTACTCCTGCGGCATTGGTTACTTCTTTTAGTAAGTTATTTAGTTCTATCATATATTATAAATATCGAAGTTTAAATCATGTTCATCTTTTTTAAAAACTCTAATTCTTCTTTAGTTACCTCCATAACATTTTTCTGCATTATTTCTTGAGCACGTTTATATTCTTGCTCTTCCCAATAAATTTCTTCGCTACTCATCATACTAAAATAATTTTTCAAAAAGTTTATCAATATCTTCTTTTGATTGCCATCCTAATGGATCATTATCTCCAACCATTACTTCGAAAGAAGCAGCATCTTCAATACTATCACACGCAGCTCTGTTACCAGCTCGGGATGTACTGTACATATTTTCTCCACATACAATAGAAATTCGAGTACCATCATCTGTGAATACTTGAGAAATAATTCCTTTTACAACTGGGTGTTTAATAAAACCTAAATTTTTGAATTTCATGACCTTTATTTTATATTATTACTTATTTACCCTGTAAATATACGACTCCTATTTCAGGTATCCTAATTCTTCCACGAGAGTCTTATATATACTGTAGCTGGTTGTTTTAATATCAATGTTAGGATTTATTTTTAGAATTGATTCTTTTACACAATCTAAATTATTACTATCCATATCTTCTTCAATTAAAATATTACTTTTAAAAAAAGGTACAAGATCACTATAGTGGTCTGATAATATACGTTCACAACTAGAACTTTGGATTAGATAAATAACATCTCCATTTTTTATATCATGGATGATGTTATTATATCTTTTTAAGTATTTCTTTTTAGTAGTAGATAATTTATCTTCTTTTTCATGAATAAACATCATTTTATAGGTTTTATCCCATATTTGTTTGTTTTCAAATAAACCACTATTTACTATTTCAACATCATCAAATATGTCATCTAACCCATTATCTAAAATATAAGATACAGTTTTATAAGAATTACCACTCCAATCAAAAGGGTAATTTTTTACTCTTACTTTTGCTTCATTTGCAGCATAAGCTGCTGTGCATACCTTACCTATTGGAAAATATACTATTCTCACACTGATCTTTTTACTGTTGTTTTAAAGCTTTGTGTAGCTGGTTTATGTTTGGGATTTTCAATATCAAATATACTTTTTACTGCTTTATAAATATCTATATTTTCTTCTTGAGTTCTTGGTGACTCATATACTTCCCAATTTTTACCTTTTAATCTAGTACCTGATCTATCAGCTCCTCTAGATTTTGATTTTAACCATAATACACCTACACGATCAGCTGTTTTACCAAAACATTCTTTATAACATTGAGCATAAGCTGCACCCTGTAGATCATAAGTTGTTTGTAAATGGTTACTAGTTTTAAAATCAATAACCCATAATTCACCATCAATTTCACAAATTAAATCACAAGTACCAGCTACTTTAAGTTCTTCACTAAATAAATGTACCTCTGTTTCAATTAATGTTGGTTTATGTGTTTCCCAAAAGTCAACAAAACGTAAAAACATTTGCCATACATTAGGATCCATTTTTGGGTAACCACTATCATTTAGATAAGTTAATTCCGCTCCTGTAAAATACTCTTCAATCATTTCATGCACCTTAGTACCTTCTTCTGATGCCTTCTTAACAATCCAATCTGCACTATGCCCTACCTTTTTTAGCCAGTCTTGAAAATACTTGCCTTTTGGATAACAATTTAAAACATAAGTAATAGATGGATAATATTCACCATTACGTCTGTAATACCTTGAATCTGGTAAGGTAATTTGTTTGTGATCGTCTGAGATCTCTAGAATTCTGTTGTAAGATTTCTTTATCATATAGATAGTTTTTGTTCCATTAAATTATAATAGGTTAAAGGAACTGTTTTTTGAATCAGTTTTGTGAAATTTTTAAAACCCATTTCACTCGGATCCTTATCTTGTAAATCTACAAGATAGACTTCTTTACCTTCTGCCATTAATTTTTCACAGAATTTTAAAGCTTGTTTAATTGCATCCCTATCTAACGCAATATAAATTTTGTCTACTACTGAAGTAACTATTTTCTTCATTAAGTTACTTTGAATGTTTTTACCTAATAAAGGTATTGCATTTCTTTTTATAGCCATAGCATCAAATAGTCCCTCACATAATATAATTGGTAAATTCCAATTAATAAAATGTTCGTTAGGGATTATGTCTCTTGATACTTGAGGATTTCTATATTTTATAAATGCATCCTTTTCAAATGAACGAGCGGTATAATAATTTATATTTCCATCTTTATCATAAGTTGGTAATATAATCATGTTTTTATATAAACCATCTTCACAATAACCAATATTATATTTACTAATATCCGTCATACTAATACCGCGTTTATTTAAATACGCTAAGGCATGGCGTTTAATTATACTATTGTTATCTGACTGGTCTAAACGTGTATATTCGCTTGGTAATTTTAATACATTTACAACTTTTTCTTTAGTAGTATATGTAACATCCTTTACATAAGTTTTTGCTTCAGCTATTTTATCTTGTGATGCTCCTGCTTTTCTAAGTAAATGTAATATGGATTTACCTTTTTTATCACATACCCAACAATGCCATGGATTATTACCTTCTTTATTTTCAGTAAAATTAATTTCTAATTTAGGTTTGTGATGATTACAATGAGGACAAGTATATGCCATATTGCCACGGGCAGTCTGCTTGCCTGTACCTAATACTGAATTTACTAAAGTAACTAATAACTGGTTTACCATAACGATATAATATACATTAATGTATTTTAATTTCCAAAGGGTCTTCATATTCAATATCCTCTAAATCTTTAGTAAAGAATTTACCTAGGATATTATCATTGAAAAATTCATCCGGTCTTTCTAACACCTGATATAACATTTGGTATTTTAATTCAAAATAAGTTAATGCTTTTTTATTAGGTACACATTTTAATATAGTACGTTCAAATTCATCTTTTTTTCCTTCACGTAATAATTGTTTAATATCTTTTTGGGAACCATAATAATTCTTCCAATCCGATTCTTTAACTGCTATTTTATATGAAGGGCGACGACCAACTACTCCTGTTAGGGCAGCTAGTTCTTTTTTCCCAAGTTTTACTTTTTTAGTAAATTGTAAAACTTTTTTTCCGATATATGATTTCCCTGAAGGTATGTGTTTGTTTATATAAACGAATCCATAAGTGTTTTCTGGGAACTGAGTGATATCGACCATTTTTTGGTTTTGATAGGTCCAACTCATAATATTTGTTTTAGTTAATTTAAGTTAACGTAACGTTAATAAATATTAATTTTTATTATTTAATATATAATTTTTAGCATATAATACTCTCTTTCCAATGTCAACATTTACATTTTTGACATATTTAGAATGAACCCACCAATCCTCATATGGGCTATTTTCATCAGGAGAAATATTTTCTGCTACTAAAACATAACCTGCTTCAGTAAGTAATTGTTGAGATTTGCTTTTATAACTTTTAGTATTATCACAATAGTAATCATGTTCATATGTAATAACTCCAAATTCTAATTTATCAAATGGAATTCTTTCTAATGTTCTATATGTGTTATATGCAGGATCAACATCTAATTGTAAGTAATCTATTTGACGAGTTCCAATATAATTATCTGCAATATCTAGATAGTCAGCTGATAATGAATTTTGATCTAAAATTGTATCAAGACTTCTTCTTTTCTTCCATTCCTCTATAAATTCTTTAGATATGTCTAAAGATGCTCCTTTCCATCCCCACTGTGTAAGTAAAAGTGTATTATTACCATATGTCGGATGTCCTGCTCCTATTTCTAAATAAGTACCATTTTTCTTTCCATTTAAAGCAGTTAAAGCAAATAAATCCTGATAACATTGTGAATAATTTTCTTCAACTAAATTTGCACCTTTAAATTTTTTAGATAATGTTTTATAATGTGTTTTTTTATAAGGTAATAAATCATGCCATGTTGTTAATACAGGTCTTTCTTTAATTAAATCAAAATTAATACAATTATTTATAACAAGTTCTCTATGGTTTTCATCTACATAAGGATCATTATATAATTCTAACCATAATTTATGTGATTTATCTCTTTGACCTATATACCAACATACAAATGCTTTTTGAAATTTTAATTCCCAATCACCTTTATAACCAATATCATATGGTAAAGGTTCTTTTCCTATATGTTGTAGACCTAAATCAGCATATAAATTAGCAGTTTTCCAATCCTTTCTACTACTATACCATTTACATAAAAATAAATAACCTTCAGGTCTAGTGGGTAAATATGCTATAGCCGTTTCTAATTGACCTTTTTCATAATTTGCTCTACGTGTAGTTTTATTTAGTTGGAGCCATGTTTTTAAAATACCATTATAAGCTAATATAGGATCAGTATCATGTGTTAATTCTGATGCTCTTAAAAAATAAGATAACGCAGCCGCTCCTTGACCTATGTTTTCATATTCTTGACCTAATTCAGCATTTATATAAGGATCTAAAGGATCCTGAATGTATTTGTGTAAATATTCTTTTAGTCTTTCCATTATAATCCGTTATTTGTCCATGACCTTCTATTTAACCACCCTAAATTGTCTAATAATTTAGTTGGCATTTTTAATGCATAAGCAGCATTATCTTGATAACCATATGTAATAATAAAATTATCATCTTTTAAAGCTAAACCACAAGCAAATTCAATTTTAGCTGCCATGAATTTAAATGGTTCTGATACTGCTTCTAAATTCCAATCTTTATCCCATATAACAAACCTATGATAATAGTGAGCATCTTTATGTTGTCCTGGGTTGTGGTAAAAATCTACTTCATGTGTTACACATATTCTACTTCCATTTTTCCAAGGTATAACTTGTGACCCTCCTCTTAATTCAAAAGGAACTTCAGCATTATATTCTTTTGTTATAACAATTTCACTTGTTTTATTAACTGGGTCTATTTTAGCTATTTCTAGGTTATTAGTCCATTTGATAAAATGCATTGGCATGTCTAATATAGGCATCCAATTTTTTTCTAAATAAGTTGGTTTTGGTGGTTCAATTCTATCTCTAGTTACTTCTTCACATACATTACTAGTCCAATTTATTTCACATAACTCCATTCTACCTTCACCATCAGGTTTTACATCACGTCTTACACCACAAGCATATAATATATCATTCCATCTAAATACCCTAACATCTTCTAATCCAATAAAAGTCCATACAGGTTTGATATCATGTTTTGAAGTATCAATTTTTTGATGTGTTTTAACTTCTAAAGTATCAGGGTCTAATTTACATAAATAATTTCCTGTTCTTAATACAACATCATCTTCAGGGTTTAAATAAGCTAAACAACCCCAAACACAATAAAAGTTTTGGTTAAATTCACTATGATATAAAGAATAATGTACGTGTCTAATATTAGCTATAATATCATCATTATCATCTATAAAAACCGATACATTACATAAACCGGTACCATCAGTTAAGTCTCCTGGGATAATGAGAGGTGCTATAGAACCACCATTATCTATTACTAATTTTGCTAAATTATCTATCATATATTATTTATAATGTCCTCCACCTAACCATAATACGAAAGATTTTCTGGTTCCCCTAGTAACTGGTGTAACTCTGTGCATCATATAAGAAGGGAATAAAAACACACAACCCGCATTTCTTTCAGCTTGTATAAAAGGACCGTTCATACTTCCACCTCTAAATAATTCTAAATTACCACCTTCATATTCATCTGGTTCTGATAGTTGAACTGTAATAGATACTTTTCTTAATGATAATTCTCTTGGACCTATATCAGCATGCCAATCATAATGACCAGCAGGTGCATGATATTCGGTATATTGAATTTGTTCTGGTATTTGGTGTAAATCAAATTTCCAAAGTGAATTATTAGCTTCTATAGCCATATTTGCTAGTTTTTCATATAACCAAAACCAATCATCATTTTGAGGAATCCACTTAATATTAGATTTTCTATTTGTATCTTTATCACCAGCAGCGGTTGATGCTATATGCCAGGGTAAACTTTTAATGTTTTTAGATATTTTTTTTAATTCATCTTTACTAAATCCCTCTTTATAATAGAAGTAATTTTGTGAATCTGTTTGTTCTTGTTCAAATGTATAGTTTAAGTTCATTATAGATCTTTTATATTAAATATATTTTCGGTTTTTGTATATGGGATATTATCCAATGGTTCTTGTAGGTTATAACCACTATAGCAATTCATATCTGTATGTAATTCATAAGGATTAGCTTTAATATTCTCATGAATTTCATAACCTAAAACATCAGGATTTGTTGTTATCCAGCATACAGTAGAAGGTAATTCTAAAGCTGCTGCCATATGTTGTGCAAAACTATCTATTAATATCCTTTTATCTGCCTGTAATAATAATGAAATTATACCTCGTAAGTTAAATTCTGCTGGTATTGCTCCTTCATATGATTGAGGTTGACTAGAATGTTTAATATAATAAATAGTATAATCATCTTTATACTTTTCTATTAATTTTTTAGTTAATTTTAATGGTAAATCTCTTGACCAATTATAATATAAAGGTTTTGTATAATAACTAATTAGCTGGATATGTTCATTTTTTGCTAATGCTCCACCATGAGGATGGATTACTAATATAGGTTTTTTATTTATTAGCTTTACAGGAGTATTTTTTTCTTCTTCACTAAGATATAATTTAGGTTTTTCACCATTATATTCTAAATCATACATTTTAGCCCAAATTTCATATATGCTACCCTTACTGCTTATGTAATCGGGTTCATTATAGACCTCCTTTACTAATATTAAACAATTATCTAAATTATTATGTACATATTTTTCTAAAATATCAACTCTTCCTTCAAAATCAGTTAATATATCTAAGTGGGGATTATTAAAGAATATATCTTTAGCATCTGATATTACTATTATTTTATCATTAGGATATTTCTTTCTAAGTAATTCAAGTATTACAGTAGCAATAATATTTTTACCTACCCCTCCGCTTATTTCAAAAACTATATTCATGCTTGTATATTAAAATTAATTACTGCTCTTTGTTTTTTACCATAAAATGGCTCTACAGAATGTACTATATCATGCGGCCAAATTAATAACATTCCTGCTTTAGGCCTAACAAAATGTTTTTCTCCTCTAATATGAAAAGCAAATACACCACTATAAGGGTGATCTGGGTGAGGTTCTCCATCACTTAAATAATAACCACCTGAATACATTTTAGGTTTTTCTTCTTCATATTGCCATCTGTTATGATTATGAGCATTATGTCCTCTACCTTCCGTTGGTTCATAATATTGTAACCAACTTTCTGTTACTGTACCTTCTTCACCTACTAATTCTTTAAAACCAGCTAATATTCTTCGTTTAATAACATCTACATCTGAGTTTTCTACGTCTAAAAAATCATTAGGTTTAACATAAAATCTACTTCCTATAGGTTGTAACTCATGACTTTCAATCCATTCTTCTCGCCTATCATAATTAACTTCATATGTAGAATACCTTTCACTATCCCATCTATCAACTAATTCTTGACCCATTCTCCTTTGTTCTGCATCTAATATTCGTAAACCAAAATCATAAGCTTTATTAGTTACAATATCATCTTCATATATCCTTTTGTAAACAGGGATAGGTGCTAAATTAAATATATTTTCCTTATTCGTTGGATGAAATATCATAGTTTTCTAAAGTTGTTATATCCGAGTCTTCACCTGGGTTATGACCAAAATACGAAATATTTGCCTGGTCTCCACGGAAATCTTTAGATTTTCTTAAATCCCAAAACGCCCAATCTAAACCTCGTCTTAATTTAGAGACATTTTCTACATAATCAATCATCTTTTTAGCACCTTCAGGCCATACAATATAAGCTGCTACACTAGGTTCATTTGGAATAAACCAAAAAGCATCTAAATCATTAACTGATGCTAATGTCTCAAAATAATTTTCTGGTGTTTTTTCGTCTTCATTTAAGAATACATCATCTTCAAATATAAAGAATGGTAAATCTTGTTTTGAACATTCTTCTAATAAATTTAAATGCATATATTGAGCACAAACCATAGATGGGATATGTATTCCATATTTTTCGTAATCATTGCCTTTAATAAATTCTTTATCAAATTCTGTTAGTTCATAAGTTTTTCCATCTATTCCATCACAAAATTCAAAATCTATATGTTGGAACATATGAGCTATTTTTTTACGTCTGTCTTCACGTTTTGGAAGAGATATTACTTTTAATTTATACATGCTCTAAATAGGGTTTATAGTTAATTTTATTTTTTATATATTTATTAAATCTTTTTTGTGTTACTGATATAGTATAATTTTGATATTTTAATTCTTCATCTGATACACCTAATACATAATCAGGTTGGTATTCATTTATATATTCTTCTAGTGAACAATTAGCATATTTCCACATTGCAAATTCTTCTACTAATCCTTTTATATCATTTTCTTCTACTATTTTAAGTAAATCTTTACCTAAATCTTTATTTCTAGAATAAACACAACCAAAGTTAGGAATGATTAAAGCATCTTGCCATACCCAATGATAATGTTGTATTTGTGATTCTAATGTTGATAAATCATCAATTAAATTAAAATAAGTTTCATCATAATGTAAAATTGGGTGATGGTCAGGTATTGCTTCTAGTAATGCAAACATAGGTTCTTTATAATGAGCATATAAAGGGATTTGAGTTTCCTTTTGCTTCAGTAAATTATAAAAATCTTTATCTAATGGTTTTAAAATAAGACAATCCCAATCTAACATTAATACTTCTCCCCAATGTTTTAGAGCTATATCTAATACTTGTAATTTTTTCCCATATATGTTATTACCTGAGTAATTATTATCTCCCATAGCAACACAAGCGTATCCTCTTGATTCTAATTCCTCTTTATTTTTATCACCCCAAACATATACTATTTCATTATTATATAAAGGTTTTATTGGAACATCTTCCCATTTATCTGAGTCATTACCCCACCAACTTCTTATTATTTTTATATTAGACATGCTCGAAATAATTAGTTATATCAACTTTAGTATCTAACCATTTACTAAATTTTCTTGATAGTTTATGTATTCTAGTATCATATATTATCATTTGATCTGATCTACCTTTTACTACTCGAGGGACATATTTTTCAATATATTCTTCTAAAGTACAATCAACATAAATTAAAGTAGCAAATTCATCTACTACACTATTTAAATTATGTTCTAATGCTATATCAACTAATTTTTTACCAAATGATTTATCTCTACAATATACAAAACCAAAATTAGGAGCTATTACTCCCTCTTCCCATTCCCATCCATACTTATTCATTCCTACTTCTAAATCTTCTAATTCTCTTAATAATGAGGGACTTTGATCTTTTACTAACATCTCCAATACAGCATTTTTAGTATCTTTATGTTGAATGTATAATGGTATTTGTATTGGTTTTTCTTTTAAAGAATCATAAAAGTTTTTATCAAATGGTTTTAATATAAAACAATCCCAATCTAATAATAATACTTCACCAAATTCTTGTAATGCTAAATCTAAAGCTTGTAATTTTCTTCCAAATTTATTATATCCTTTTTTACCATCAAATTTTGTATCTTTTACTAATTTAGCTTCATATCCCAGTTCTTGAATAAACCAAAATGATTCATAATCAAAACAGTATACTACTTCTTGTTCAGGATATAATGGTATTCTGGGTATTTCATGGTTTACATTACCACCCCATAATACTCTAATTATTTTTATTTTCATGATATTTGTCCCAATGTTTTTGCCATCTTACATCTTTTGTAAAAACTTCTCCAACCTTAAAATCGTCAACTAATTCTCTAAACCATTTTTCTGTTTTTAAATGCATAGTGTTAATTTTATCTAACCAAATATGTTTAAAATTAACTTCTTTTTCTAAATCTGGGTTTTCAGGTAAGTACCATTTTTCTGCTTTACCTTTATATCTTGTATGAGGTTCAACACAATTATGATGTGATAATGATATTTTATTAGTTAAAGTATTTACATGATAATCGTTTTCTCTAATAATATGACCTAAAATACCTTGATCAGTTAATAACCAAAACCATTCAGGTATATTTTCACCATTAGTTGTAACTAATTTTTTATGCCATTGATGATATTCTTTTAATAGTTCTATGTTATTAAAACATAAGAATGATGTATTAGGTGACCAATCATCTACATTATAATTTTCAATCCAAGGTATATGAGTAATTTCTCTTTCAAATTTTTCTTTATCAAAGTAATAATAACCTCTACCTATTTCCCAATGTGCTATCGTTAAATCGTTAGTTCTAACATATTCAGGTAATTTTTCTTTGATTATCATATCATTATCAAGGAATACAAAAGGTTCTGTTTGATTTGCTAAACATTTTATTTTACCACTTGTCCAAAAATAAGCTGCATCTACTTTTGATTTTGAATAACTATTTAAAAAATCTATATCTACCTCATCATATAGATCTAATATTTTAAATCTATGATAAAAAGCTGCTCCTACAGAATCAGTATATAATTTAATAGGACCATTATGTCTTTGCCAATTTACTATAGATAATACTGTATATAGAATTTGATGATCAGTCATATTGTATGTGTCTGATTCTAGTCCCCTCATGGATTCAAAACCATGGCCTCTTAACCTCTCTTTATGAAAGTAAGGTTTAGTCCAATTAACGTGTATAGCCTTCATTTAGTCTTTTTGTTTTATTATCCAGTCATCATATAAACTCCATTTATCTTTTTGTATAGAGTTAATACACCTAAATAAATACATCATTTCAGTATGATCTATTTCTTTTTTTAACACACCATAATGCTTGTAATATAATGAAGATTCTTTGAGATTCCAAATACCTCCATCATCTACTATAGTACCATAATCTACATCTTTACAATTAAAAACGTTTTTGGATAATGTTTTATGTGGGATATTTTCTTTATATAACATTTGTTTTAACATAAACTGTTCAGACAATATCATATAATTAGTATCCTTTACTCCCATTGAAGTAAATTCTTTATGATTTTGTAAAGTTTGTTTAGCGTATTTATTAGCAAATTTATAATCAGGAAGATAGAATAAAGATACATTTGCTGCTCTATCAATTATATAGTCAATTGGTGTTGTTAATCCTTTACAATATTTAGTATTTTCTTTAGGATACCAATTATCTGATAATTCGTTATATGTAAATAGAACATTATCATTTAAATGTTCATCTATGTTTTTAAATATTAAAAAATCATGATCAACAATTAGTATTGGGTTTGTTGCTTTACTTATTATTTTTGTTTTACTACTTGACCAAAATACTTCCCTATCAATTTCATCATCATACTTTAAAGGTTTTATTTCATCAAATAAATCAAGTAATGGTGTTCCTTTATAATAATCTTTAGTAAGATCATCAGCATATAGTACTGTTTTATGGTTAGGGTGATACCTTTTCCATAAACAGACGGATGCTGCTAATAGTAGTGTAAATTGTTTTGTATAAAAATCTTCAGAACGCTTAACGTTTTCAATTACCCATAATACTTCCATAAACCTTTTTAAATGTAACATCAATTTTAGAATAATCTACCATTAAATATCCATCAGAATGCATAATAGATGCTTGAGGTACTTCTTGTGCCATAACACCTTGAAATACTCCTTTACCATCTCTTTCTTGGTTTTTATAAGTCCAAGTATAAATGTTTATTCCTGATAGTGATCTACCAACTAATCTAATATTTTCTTTTAGTCTTCTATCTGATTTAACAATTCCAAATGCAGCATGAAGTGTATCTATATAAGCGAAGTTTTTACCACCGTAAGTACTATTATAATACCAATTTACTGCTGCCGTTGATGTTAAAACTGTTCCAAATGCGTTTTCTAATCTCCAACCATTAAACTGATATCCATAACCTGCAACAGCATTTGTTCCAATATAATTTTGAGTATTACTCATTGATTGGTTTTTATATGCTGCAATACTAGTTCCCATAGCTGCCTGAGCTGAAAAAGGGGAGGAGAAGGATATAACAGAAAGTGAAGAACCTCCACCTGACATTGCTAAATTAACATGAAACATTCTATCTTTATACCTATATCCTGTGTTCATTGATATATTAGAAGTACCTGTTTGTGTTGTATTTAATTTGGGATCTGTATTTTGTTTCCAAGCTGAGTATAAACTATAGTTTCCATTAACCCCCCAGTTAGAACAAATGCCCCACATACCACTATAATACCCACAAGCTAATGTGGGATTTTGTATAGTTGAGGTATTAGATACCATGTGTAATTGACTAGTGACTTGTCCGTAGTACATACTATATTAGGTCTTTTACATTACCTTCACCAAAAATATCCTTATAATGATTTTTAACTTTTTCATAAGTGTACTCAAAAAGGCTACCAGTAATTATATTAATGTTTATTTTAGATTTAGTTACCATTTCACTTCCAGTAGTAATTGTTTCTATAGATTCTGTACGATAAGCTGATATTTCGTTACCATCATCATCAAAATCAATATATTCTACTGTTTGATCTTCCCATGAAGAAGAATATGTTACTTGTTCTACTTGTACACTTTCAGTAAGTGGAAATTCTAATGGATAAGAATTATTATGAATTTCATCATCAAATGTATAGTTAGGAGATAACATACCAGAAGCATCTAGTCCTATATAATCTTCTTTATATACTGGGTGTCCTGATGAAGATTCTTTACTTACATAATGTTGTGTATTTGCAAGTATATCTCCTGTTGTTTTATGTAATACGTAATTTTCGATCCTAACATAGAAGCTACTTACTTCTCTATTAGCTCCTCCGTTTTCCGTAATTGAACCTGTAACTATAAATCCCATTATTTTTTATTTAATTTGTTTACTTTATCATTTAATTCTTTAATAGCTTCTATTAATATTGCTACTAATTTTTCATATTGAACTGTGATATAATTTTCACCTGTTAAACTAGCTCCTTTATCTCCATCAGCATCAAATGGTGCTTGTCTAATTATTTCAGGGAAATGTTTTTTAACTTGTTGTGCTATTACCCCAATATGTCGATCTTTTTTATCATATCCAAATTGTTCTGCTAATTCATTAGATCTGTAATAAATACCATCTAATTCCATTACTTTATCTAAAGCACTTTCAATTCTACCTTCAATATCTTTTAATCTCTCATCTGAGTAATATGCAACAACATCACCTGTTGATCTTACTGTACCAAACTGAACTGTATCTGTAGTTCTAGTATATTGGTTCATCGCAGTAGCATAAGTATTTGATGTACCTGATGCACCTTTTGCTCCAGTAGGTCCTGTTCCACCTGTTGCACCTTGAGATCCTGTTCCTCCAGTACCACCTGCTTGACCTTTTTGTCCTTTAGCACCACCACCACCAGTTGGTCCTGTTGCTCCTTTTTGTCCTTTTGGTCCTGTTGGTCCTGTTGAACCACCTGAACCTGAAGGACCTGTAGCACCTTGAGGTCCTGTGTTTCCAGTTCCACCTCCTTGACCTTTCTGTCCTTTAGCACCCGTAGAACCTTTAGCACCACCACCACCAGTTGGTCCTGTTCCACCTGTTGCACCTTGAGGTCCTGTTGAACCTGTTCCACCTGCTTGACCTTTTTGTCCTTTAGGTCCAGTTGGTCCTGTTCCTCCAGTTCCACCTGTAGCACCTGTAGTACCTTGTGGTCCTGTTGGTCCTGTACCTCCAGTACCACCTGTTTGTCCTTTTTGTCCTTTTGGTCCTGTTGCACCACCACCACCTGTAGCACCTGTTGTACCTTGTGGTCCAGTTGATCCATTTGAACCTCCTTGACCTTTCTGTCCTTTAGCACCTGTTCCACCACCTGGTCCTGTTGCACCTGTAGTACCTTGAGGTCCTGTTGAACCATTAGATCCATTTGAACCTGCTTGTCCTTTTTGTCCTTTTGGTCCAGTTGGTCCTGTTCCACCACCTGCTCCTGTAGCTCCTTTTGCTCCAGTAGGTCCTGTTCCACCTGTTGCACCTGTTGTACCTTGAGAACCAGTTGAACCTGTATTACCATTTTGACCTTTTTGTCCTTTTGGTCCTGTTGCACCACCACCACCTGTTGCACCTGTAGTACCTTGAGAACCACCTGGTCCTGTTGCACCTGTAGCACCTTTTTGTCCTGTTGTACCTTGAGATCCGGTTGAACCAGTAGCACCTTTAGCACCTGTTGGTCCTGTTCCTCCAGTTCCACCTGTAGGTCCTGTTGCACCTGTAGCACCCTGAGAACCTGTTGGTCCAGTATTACCTGTAGCTCCTTTTGCTCCAGTTGGTCCTGTATTACCTACTGTACCTTGAGGACCATTATTTCCTTGTTGTCCTTTTTGTCCTTTCGTACCAGTAGTACCTTGTGGTCCAGTTGCTCCAGTTGGTCCTGTTCCTCCTGTAGCACCTTTAGCACCAGTTTCACCTGTTTGGCCTATAGCACCTTGTGAACCAGTAACACCTATTGAACCTTTTTGTCCTTTAGGTCCTGTTGGTCCTGTATTTCCTGTAGTACCTTGTGGTCCTGTTGGTCCATTAGCACCTTTTTGTCCTTTTGCTCCAGTATCTCCTTTATCACCTGTTGATACAAATGAAATTAAAACATCTTCATTATTTGTAAATGGAGCAACTGCTGATCCTGCTTCATTTGTGATTGCTAATTCCCAATAACTTCCATCATCAGTTAAATCTGAAATAGCAAATGTTAAGAATTGTGTTGCATCCGTTCTATTAGAAATCCTAATATGTCCTTTAACAGCTGAAGTAACACTATCTATAGTTGAAAGTGTACTTTCTATATTATTACCATCATCATCTGTAACATTAACATATGCTTTTGATGCTATATTTTGTGTTGTACTATTTAATCTTATTCTACCTGTGCCTGGGTTTGAATCCCCTGTTGCACTATCAAATGTATAATCAAACGAGTTACCACCAAAGTTACCATCTGTACCTTGTGTACCTGTAGCACCTTGTGATCCTGTTTGACCTAATTGTCCTTTTTGTCCTTTTGCACCTGTAGTACCTTGTGATCCTACTTCACCTTTCTGTCCTTTTGTACCTGTAGTACCTTGAGCACCAGTTGGACCAGTTGGTCCTGTTGCTCCTTTTTGACCAGTTGTACCTTGAGATCCGGTAGCACCAGTAGCACCTTTGGCACCTGTAACACCAACTTCACCTTTTTGTCCTTTAGTACCTATAGTACCCTGTGAACCAGTTGGTCCTGTTGGACCAGTTGCTCCTGTAGCACCTTTAGCACCTGTAGCACCTTGTGGTCCTGTAGGTCCTGTTGGACCATCATCACCAACTGCACCTTGTGAACCAGTAGGTCCTGTATTACCATTTGCACCTTGAGGTCCAGTAACACCTAATTGTCCTTTTTGTCCTTTTGTACCTATAGTACCTTGTGAACCTGTTGGTCCTGTTGGTCCAGTAGCACCTGTTGCACCTTTAGCACCAGTTGTTCCTTGTGAACCTGTTGGTCCAGTTGGACCATCATTTCCTACTGTACCTTGAGCACCAGTAGGTCCTGTTTGACCTGTAGCTCCTTTTGCTCCAGTAGGTCCTGTTTGACCTGTAGCACCTTGAGAACCAGTATTACCTGTAGCACCTTTTTGTCCATCTGTACCTTGTGTACCTGTTGCTCCTGTAGCACCTTTAGCACCTGTAGGCCCTGTTGGTCCTGTAGCACCTTGAATACCTTGATCACCTTGATCTCCTTGAGCACCTTTTTGTCCTGTTGTTCCTTGTGAACCTGTTGGTCCAGTATTACCTGTAGCACCTTTTTGTCCATCTGTACCTTGAGCACCAGTTGGTCCTGTATTACCTACAGCACCTTGAGCACCTGTTGGACCAGTTGGTCCTGTAGCTCCTATAGCACCTTGAGCACCTGTAGTACCTACTGTACCTTGAGAACCTGTTGGCCCTGTTGGACCATCTGCACCTTGGGCACCAGTTGGTCCTGTTGGTCCTACTGCTCCTTTTTGTCCTTGGTTACCTACTGAACCTTGAGCACCATCTGCTCCTTGAGCTCCAGTTGGTCCTGTTGGACCTGTTGGTCCTACTACACCTTTTTGACCAGTTGTACCTTGAGTACCTGTTGTTCCTTGTGGACCAGTAGGTCCTGTAGCACCTGTAGCTCCTTTTTGTCCATTTGTACCTTGAGCACCAACATCACCTTGATCTCCAGTAGCACCTTTAGCACCAGTTGAACCTGTTGGTCCTGTTGGTCCTGTTGCTCCTTTAGATCCTTGTGGTCCTGTAGCACCTTGTGGTCCTACTACACCTTTAGCACCTGTAGAACCTTGTGTTCCGTCAGCACCTTGTGCACCTGTAGGTCCAGTTAAGGATAAATCTGTTCTATATTTTATATCACCCGATGTATTTGAAACTAATATTCGAGTTTCTGATGTTCCATTTGATAAATTGTTTATATGTAAATTACTACCTGTAAGTGAAGTTGAAGCAACGATATTACTACCTGTAATAAACCCTGCAGAGGTAATATTTCCAATTACATTAAGGCCACCTGCTGGATACCAAAATAGTTTACTTTGTGAGTCTTTATATAAAGTATCAAAATTATCTCCCGAAGATGTATCAAAAAATGGAATTTGATAAGCTTTAGAGGGTGATGATCCTGAACCTGTGGGACGTACGAAATACTTCCCTGCTTTAATTTTGTTTAAATCTGCATCACTACCGGATACAACTACTTTTTTCCAATTTGGCATGTCAATCTTTTTATTATGGTTGGTTACTCATTGAGCCCACTTCCGTTATGGCCTATAATATAGTCATACATATGAATAATATACGGAAAAACAAATAAAAACTCAAATAATTTTATAATTGGAACCAGCCTGTTGGTTTAACATAAGGCGACATACATGATCCAGTTCTTTCTACATTATGATTAATATTATTAGGGTCAATTGGGGAGAGAGAACGAGATACCATTAATTGAGTATACTGGTAAGTACTATTATCTTGATAAGTAAATGGTGATACATAATGTATTTCTCGTGGGAAATCTGATGGTGATAAGGTTACTACGCTTCCTTCAATATTACCAGCTCTATTTACTATAAATGATCTAACATAGTCATTTGCAGAATTAACATAAAAGAAAGAACTTGAAGCCCATTGAAATGGATAACTATAATTAGACTGAGATATATTTACAACTGTACAATTTACGAATGATTTATTTGCAAAAGGATAAGGGTCAATACCTAACTCTTCCTCTATACAAAAAGAAGAGGTTGATGTTGCTGATGCCAAATCATAGGGTCTAGATAAATGGAAAATAGTACAACAAGTCCACATAGGATCATTTTCTGCAGTAAAATCAACTTCTCTGTGGAATTGATATAAATGAGAACCAGTATAACCAAAAGATATTTGATCAACATTTTGAGTTAATGATTGGGTTACTGCTGCTATTCGTCTAACAGTCCTAGTACTGGTGTTTAAAGTGGTTATATCAAAATTTGAAGTTAATTGATATTGTGTTATGTTTGATAATGCTGATCCTTGTCTAACCCCGAATTGTACCACAGAACCAGTATCTGGTACTTGTATTGATTGTATAGCTCCAAATGCAGGTGATAATCCAGATCCTAATGTAGCTGCATTTAATGTTAACGATGCTGTATTATTAGTTGGACTTTGCCAAAGTTCAAAACTACCAAGATTTGGAGCTGTAGAATCTGAGGAAGAATACATATACTGATAAACTAATTGTTTATATGGAGCACCATCTGAAAAAGATGAGGTACCCCACCAACTAGTGTACATATAATGAACCAAACTAGCGTCACCACCATCATAACGTGAATTTATTGCTTGTTGTTGGTGATATAATCCACTATAATTTTTAAAACTTTGATAATTTGGGAATTGTGCTGGGGTAGCAGTTGCAAAATCTCCTAATTCTAATTGACAAGTAAGTACAGGCCAATCAGCTTCTGATGTAACTTGCCAAGTTCCTCCTTGCATTACCCTAAAGAAATTTTGATTTGCCATTATTTACCTTTTAATTGATCTATTTGGATTTGTTGTTCCTTAATAGCTTCAATTAATAAGGCAACAATTTTTTCATACCTAACAGCTTTATATCCATTTTCTCTTGTAGTTACGATTTCAGGTAAAATTTCTTCTATTTCTTGAGCTATTACTCCAATATCATGTCCTTCGTTACTGTGTAACCAAATCTTTTGTTCCTCAGTTAATGGTCTCCAATCAAATTCAACACCACTTACTTGTTTTATTTTTTCTAAAGCATTAGAAATAGGTATAATATTATCTTTAAATCTTTTATCTGATGATGCAAATGCTACAACGTCATTTGTAGCTGTAATTTTACCTACTGTTGCTGGGACTACTGCTGATCCAACATGAAGTCCACCAGCTGATACTGTTAAATGATCTCCATTGAATACTAAATTAGCTTCACCATTAATACCTGCTGCACCTGTTGCTGTTACAACTCTATCATTTGAACCATTTGTAAATGCTGTTACTGCACCACCTGGACCTGATGGTCCATCTGCACCTTGAGCTCCACCTGCTCCTTGAGGTCCTGCTGCTGTTGAATCTGCACCTGTAGCACCTTGAGCACCTTGTGTTGAATTATCTGCTCCATCTGCACCTTGTGGTCCATCTGCTCCTTGAGTAGAGTTATCTGCTCCATCTGCACCTTGTGGTCCATCTGCACCTTGAGTTCCTGTACCATCTATACCTTGTTTACCTTGAGCACCCTGAGTAGAATTATCTGCACCTGGTTCTCCTTTTCCACCTGTTGCTCCTTGAGTTGAATTATCAGCTCCTGTTGCACCTTGTGGTCCTGCACCTGTTGCACCTTGTGGTCCTGCTCCTGTTGCACCTTGTGGTCCTGCACCTGTTGCACCTTGTGGTCCTGCTCCTGTTGTACCTTGAGTACCATTTGTACCTTGAGTACCATTTGTACCTTGAGTACCACTTGCACCTTGTGGTCCTGTTCCTCCTGGTGCACCTTTAGTACCTAAACTAGCTGTAGAACCAACTGTGTAGAAGAAATCTGTACCATCACAATATATTCCAATTACAACTTGTGAACTTAAAGTAGTAGGCATTGTAAATGCACTACCATTTAAATATACATTACTACCCGCTGAAGGTGTAAATGTTACTGTTCTGGCTGTAGATGCACTTTGTTTTATTCTTATAACACCTGTATCACCAGCTTCCCAATGATTTGCTCTATCAAGTGTAATTGTTAAATTACCTGTTAATGCTGCTACTGTTGCATTTGAACCATCTTTAGGATTAAATGCTACTGTACCTGTTGTTAATAATGCTTGTTGATCAATTGTTAACTTACCATTTAAGTATGATGTAGATCCATCAAATGTAAAATTAGGTTCACCAACTAATCCTCCACTACCATCTGCTGTTACTAATCTATCACTTACATCACCTGATAAATTAGCTACTCCTGTTGCACCTTTTTGTCCTTTAGCTCCATTATTAGTAAACTGTATTCTTACACTCTCACCATTAGTAAAAGTACCAGCAGCTTGTACATCTGCAGCACTAACATCTAATAATGCTCTTGTTGCATTAATAGTATTAATACTATAATCAGCAACTGTAATAATATCACCTGAACTTTCACCAGTAATTATTAATTGTGATTGTTTTGACCATAAATTATTGTGATTAACACCATCGGCATCTTCTAATGCTAATGAAATTTGAGTAGCTGATCCAATTGTAGTATTATTAAACCTAATTGCACCCGCAGCACCAGCCATATTTGTACTGGTTTCATAATCATAATTTAATCCTGCATTATTTCCAGGAGCACCTTTTGTACCTGCGGGTCCTGTTCCTCCATCATCACCTACAACACTAAAAGATAAATATAATTTATCCCCATTAGAAAAAGGTGTTGTTGAAGAATAAGCTTCATCTGCTATAGTAAAAGTTTTTATATTAGTACCATCACTTATATTTGTTATTTTAAATAATATAAATTTACTAGAATCACCCTTTAATGAAACTTGCATATATGCTTTAGCAGTTGTATTACTTACAGCATCTATAGCATCATAAAAAGTAGCCCAATTGTCTCCATTAACATCTGTATCTCTTACATAAGCGCTAGTAGCATTTGCTATAGTAGAATTACTAAATCTTATATTACCATTTCCTACTGAAGAGTCAGGAGTGGTAGTTTGATCGTAGGTATATGGAGCTGTTATTGCACCTGAACTACCAATTGTTCCTTGAGTTCCAACTCCTGTTATACCTTGAGTACCTTGGGCTCCTTGAGTTGAATTATCTGGTCCAGTTGCTCCTTGAGCACCTTGAGTTGAATTATCAGCACCATCTGTTCCTTGGGCTCCTTGTGTAGAGTTATCTGGTCCTATAGTACCTTGTACACCTTGTGCTCCCTGAGTAGAATTATCTGCTCCGTCTGCACCTTGGGCTCCTTGTGTAGAGTTATCTGGTCCTGTTGTACCCTGAGCACCTTGAGTTGAATTGTCTGGTCCAGTAGCACCTTGAGCACCTTGTGTTGAATTATCTGGTCCAGTAGCACCTTGTGCTCCTTGAGTTGAGTTATCTGGTCCAGTTAAACCTTGAGTACCTTGAGCTCCTTGAGTTGAGTTATCTGCACCATCTGCTCCTTGTGCTCCTTGTGCTCCAGTATCACCTTTATCACCTGTTACTTGGAATGAAACAACTATATCATCTGTATTGGCAAATGGGCTAGTTGCTGATGATGCTTCATTTGCTACTGTTAAAATATACCAAGCGTTTGTATCTTGACCTGCTACAGCACTTATTTGGAATAATAAGAAATCATTTGTATTAGACTTTTCTGATATTCTAACATGACCTTTTATTGTAGATGAAGCATTAGCAATTGTTGTCATAAATGAAACAATACTATTACTACTATCATCTGTAGCATCAATATAAATTGCAGTTGCAGTATTTTGATTTGTCTGGTTTAATTGTAATATACCCGTTCCTGGATCTGAAGGTACACCTGGTACTGTTGTACTAAATGTATAATCAAATGAAGCACCTCCAAAATTACCATCTGCACCTGTATCACCTTTAGCTCCTGTTGCACCTTGTGTTGAATTATCTGGACCTGTTAAACCTTGAGTACCTTGAGCACCCTGAGTTGAATTATCTGGTCCTGTAGCACCCTGTGCCCCCTGAGTAGAATTATCTGCTCCATCTGCACCTTGAGCACCTTGAGTTGAATTGTCAGGACCTGTAGTACCTTGAGCACCTTGTGTTGAATTATCTGGTCCTATTGTACCTTGTACACCTTGTGCTCCTTGTGTAGAATTATCTGCACCATCTGCACCTTGAGCACCTTGAGTTGAATTGTCTGGTCCAGTTGCTCCTTGAGCACCTTGAGTAGAATTATCAGCACCATCTGTTCCTTGGGCTCCTTGAGTTGAATTATCTGGTCCTGTTAAACCTTGTATACCCTGAGCACCTTGTGTAGAATTATCTGCACCATCTGCACCTTGAGCACCTTTAGCTCCTGTTGCACCTTGTGTTGAATTATCTGGTCCAGTTGCTCCTTGAGCACCTTGTGTTGAATTATCTGGTCCAGTAGCACCTTGTGCTCCAGTATCACCTTTAGCACCTGATTCTATAAATGATATTGCTATATCTGAAGTATTACCAAATGGATTGGCTGCACTACTAGCTGTAACACTACCAACACAAGTAATTATATTACTAGTTGGTCCTGATACACTTGTAATTGAAAATGTTATAAATTCAGAATAATCGTTTCTATCTCTAATTGTTAATATACCTGGAGCTGTTGGTGTTGGAATACCATTACCATCAGCATCTCTATAATCAAATACAATTTGAGTAGCTAAATTTGTTTGTGAGTTATTTGTTCTTACTATTCCAGTTGCTGGGTCTCCACTAGTTGCTGTACTAAAGTTATAAGAATAGGTATTTGCTCCATCAGCTCCAATTGAACCTTTAGCACCACCTACACCTTGACTACCTACATTACCTTCTTCACCTTGTATACCTGTGTTACCTTGTGCACCAGTATCTCCTTGAGCACCAGTATCTCCTTGGGCACCTGTAGCTCCTTGAGTTCCAACTCCTGTTATACCTTGTGTACCTTGTGTACCATCTGTACCTTGAGTTCCATCTGTACCTTGTGCTCCAGTTGCTCCTTGAATACCTTGTTCACCTTTTGTTCCATCTCCACCTTGAACACCATCTTGACCTTTTTGGCCTTTTTCACCTTTTGTACCTGTACCACCTTGAGTACCAATATCACCTTGTACTCCATCAGTACCTTGAGTACCTTGAGCACCATCTGCTCCTTGAGTACCATTTGTTCCTTGAGTACCATCTGTACCTTGTGATCCAGTATCACCTTGTGCTCCTACTTCACCTTTTTGTCCTTTTGTACCTTTTTCACCATTTAAACCTTGAATACCAGTTTCACCTTGTGTTCCTGTTGAACCTTGTGATCCAGTATCACCTTGTGTTCCATCTGTACCTTGAGTACCTGTAGGTCCTTGAGGACCAGTTACACCTTGTGTACCAAATCCTGTTATACCTTGTATACCTGTATTACCTTGTGCACCTTGAGATCCTATTCCTTCTGCACCTTTTTGTCCTTTTTGTCCTTTATCACCTGTAGTGACAAAAGAAACTAATATATCTTCTGAGTTGGTAAATGGAGAATCTGTTGAGAAAGCTTGGTATGCTATTGTGATTGACCACCAACCAGTATTATCATCTAAGTCCGTTATACTATATAATATAAATTGCGTAGCATCCGTTCTATTTGCCACTTTAACGTGACCTTTAACAGCTGACGTGACTGCAGCAATTGATGATAAAAATGACTGAATACTATTGCCATCATCATCTTCAACATCGATGTACATTTTAGTAGCACCTTTTTGTCCTGCTGCTGATCCTGCTGCTGAATTTAATTGTAATTTACCTGTTCCTGGGTCTGCTGGAGTTCCTGGAACTGTAGAATCAAAAGTATAATCAAATGAAGCACCTCCAAAATTACCATCTGTACCTTGTGTACCATCTGTACCCTGAGTTCCATCTGTACCTTGTGCTCCTGTTAAACCTTGAATACCTGTTTGTCCTTGTGCACCTGTTCCACCTTGAACACCTGCACCACCTGGACCACCTGTAGCACCTTGAAGACCTGGTTCTCCTTTATTACCTAAATCACCACTAAGACCTTGAGCACCTGTAGCACCTTGAGTTCCTACACCTGTAGTACCTTGAGCACCATCTGCACCTTGTGTTCCGTCTGTTCCTTGAGTTCCGTCTGTTCCTTGGGTTCCATCTGTACCTTGAGTACCACCTGCACCTTGTGTTCCATTTGCTCCTTGAGCACCTGTTGCACCTTGAGGTCCTGTATCTTTATTTACAAAGCTTAAATTACCAGAGCCATCGGTTTGAATAACCTGTGTATTTGCTCCATCTGAGGATGGATATATTAAACCACTTGCTGTTAAACCTGTCTTTATATCGGCTTGTGAAGACGTTACAGACCTTAAGTCAGCGTCAGATCCGCTTATAATTATTTCTCTCCAATTTGCCATAGTAAATTATATGGTTATAAATATTAGGATGTTTCTATTTCTTGAGAAGGTGGAGTATTTTCTGCTATGCCCGCTTCTATAGACTGAATATGTGTATTTATTTTAATTTGTAAGTCTCTAATAAACGCAGCGTCGATTCCATTTATGTTAATAGTATCTAAGGCAACCCTTAATGCTCTAATTTCTCTTATAGTAAATCCCTCTAAATCGTATTTTTCTTCCATTATTTTGAATCTTTAAATTTATTTAAATCTACGTACATTTTTTGGAGTTTCAAAGTTAAATTATAAATTTTCTCCATATCCGCTCCTTCAAATTTGTGTGTACGAATTATATCTAATAAATAAAAAACTTCTTCCTGAGTTAAGATTGGCAGACCCATAAGTGGGTCTGCCTTTCCTATTGATGTATTTCCTGCTTTAAAACCCATTAATTTGATTTATTTTATTATGAATAAATCCAAATTTCCTGGTTATTAGCTACGAATATGTTACCTTTCTTAGTATATTTAGCTACTACTGCTGTTGGATCATTTGCTGCTCCTTCAACTACAGTTGCCATAAATGCATCTGGTGTATAAGATTCTGTTGCAGGGTTAAATGAACCTGTAACACTCCATCTTAATTTTGCAGCATCATAAGCAAATGCTTCACCATTAGCTGGACCATTTTGTTGAACAACAATACCACCATCTCCTACTGCAGTTGAACCAGAAGCTAAACGAATAAATCTATCCGCTACATCTAAATTATCTGCATGTTGGAATGAAGCTGTACCTTGTACTACTAAGTT